ATCTCCTGAGTCAGCATTTGTAATGTGTAACGGATAGCTTCCAGTATTGCCTTCTATCGTACACGCACCACTAGCACCTACTGAGAACCGAGTATTACCACTATCGCCCTTACACCTTAAAATATTTCCGCTTGTTTGCTGAACATCAAGGGCTGTGTTGGATGGTACAATTCCAATCCCAACGCCCCCTGAACTAATTTTTAATCTACCAATTGCACTAGTACCAAATGTTAGTAGTTCATTATCATGGTTGTACTCTATGTACCCTCTGTATTTTTGATTTCCATTAACACCATCAGCAAAATAAATTGAACCTGCATGGGAAGTTCCAGAGCGAATGGTCATTCCAGCGTGACCGCCAGTATGCCCTAGAACAAAATCGTCAGCAGTTGATTCTGCATAAGTGTCAGGAGGCAGGGCGTTTAAAAATAATCTTTTACTATTATCAACTGCTAAACATTCACCACCATGCAAGAAAACTGCAAACCCATCCACTTCATCACTACCATCATGCAGTGACTTTAGTTCTAATTCGTTAGTGCTGTCTCCACTTCTTCTTCCTACTCTTAAAAATGTAGACCAAGAAATACCACCGTCTGTCGGGTCTAAAATATCTAAACGAGCTGAAGGTGAACTGCGTCCCAATCCTAAATTACCGTTTATATAAACCCCACCGTTAACATTTAATTTTTGAGCAAAGTTGCTAGGGGTAAAACCTAGTCCAGTGTCACCATCACCAGCCACTATAAATGCGTTAGAATCTCCTCCAGTGTTAACCCTCAGTCCCATCGCAGAACTTCCCGAAGAAGCGATTTGAACATTAAGTCCGTTGTCTTCCGACTGAGTTCCACTGTTATAAATATATGCAAGGAACGCACTGTTCCCTAAATCACCAGTTACATGGAGCTTACTTGTTGGAGCTGTGGTTCCAATGCCAACCAGACCCTCCTTCCAACTCATAGAAAGAACGCCCGTGTCGTATAATGCCGTGTAAGCGTTGCCTCCTCTACCCATGAAGTTACTGCCAGAGTAATTATCAAAATAGTACCACCTAAGAGTAGTGTCTGATCTGAATCCATAAGTATCCGCTAAGACTCTTCCATTTACGTCTAATTCCCTACCGGGAGCTGCGGTTCCTATACCTAGTTTATTTACAACCTGTAAGTTGCCGTCAGTATATGCTTTTAAAACAAAACCCGCCGTTGATGTGTACTTATAAAGTCCAAACGAATCATTAGACGCTGTGTGAGTTAACGCATACCGACTATTTCCGCATTCGTTGTAAACTATTCCAGCATCATAACCACAAGTGCTTGTGTCCAATGTGACATAAGTTGCCGTGCTTGATGGGCCAGCTATTTTTACACCGTTAGCATCAGTTTCAATCCGTTTTGACCCATTGAAATATAGCTCCACTGCATCAGCGTGTTTAAAAATAGCAGAGAATTTTGTGCCACCAGAATTTGTAAAATTTAAATTGCCACCATTAGAACCTTGTTGGAGATATGAGTTAGACCCATCATGATAAATTTCTAAGTCATCACCACTGCCCCAAACAGATTTAACACCATCGTTAGCACGGGTAAGTTCCATGCTCTCATCCCACTCCCAGAATTTTCCGTTATCTGCCCAAAACCTTACATCATGCCCACTACCGTTTGATCCAACTGTTAACGGTTTGTAGACAATAAAGGATGATGCGTTAAATTCTACAACTGAAGTGTCTCCTGCGTTAAGTCTTCGCATCCCAGCATCGTCAACATATAACCTAAATGAGTTAGTTCCATTTACAACTGCAATACCATCCGTGTTGGTTCCAGCGGGTTGAGCTACACCGAAATGACCGTAGCTTGAGAGGGCTGTTGAATTAATTGAAACGTGACCCGTACCATTTATAATCATACGAGCAGTTGAGGTGTTACCGCCTGTGTAAAATTCAAATTCACCACTAGAATCAGTGGCATTGTGGTCATATCTAATTATGCCTTTTCTTGATCCGCTTAAATTAAAATCAATACCGCAGTTACTTGTATTGCTTGTTGTGTTTAGTACAAACTCAGTGTGCGACCCTGAAGACACTTCCAGCATTTTAGTTGGATCACAACCCACTCCAACAGCACCTCCATCTGGGTTTAATGAGATAGCATCGTAAGCACCTCCAGTGAATCCTTGCAGCTTTGCCCGTGTTCCATCATGGCTAACACGCAACAAATCATTATCGTCGTGCCAAAAATCTGCGTGTCCCCCTCTAACAAATAATTTTGCACTCGTCTCGTTTGCTCCACCAAATGAACCGTTACCGCTTACTGTTAATGCTGCACTCATAGTGACAGCTTGGGAGAAGTAACCAGTGCCAACACAATGAAACGTATATGATGGACTAGCAGTTTTTATTCCTACCCGATCATTAGAAGCGTCAGTTCTAATTAGGTTTTGATCCCCATCGCCCTCAACACGGAAATCAATGTTTTCTCCACTGTCGTTTATTACTACAGATGATCCACTTAGAGTTAGCCTTGTATTGCCAGCTCTCTGGATCAAGAAGTCATGTGCTGAATTTGTTCCAACAACAGCGTCACCTCCTGCACGGTTAGCAGTTAGGCGAGCTATGACTGTACCACTTTTTACTATGTTCTGAAATAAAGGAGCGTCATTTGCGGTGCTGCCAGTTGTTAAGTCTCCAGTTAGATTTACAGACCCAGCAGACGATATGGTTAGCCTCTCTGTATCGTCGGTGAACATCCGAATTGATCCCGCCTTTTTATGCAGAATGTCTAGATGACCAGCAGTGCCAGTAACACCGATCATGCTTACGGTTGAGCCACTATCTTTCAACTCAATGTAACCAGTAGCATTCGTTCCCCATGTTCCTCCATCTTGGATCGTTAGCACTGGAGCAGATGAATATAAATGTAGGAGACTTGAGGGGGTCACTCCAATTCCAAATCTACCGTCATTTTTTAAACGAGCATAAACGGTGTTGTTCGCCATGAACTGCAAATCATGGTCGGTAGTGGTTCCAAATTTACCAGCAGCGGCCTGAGCCTGAGTTAATATAACTGCTCCACTTGTCCGACTAACGTACAATTCTCCATTGCCGTCACTGTTAAGGGTTGCTCCTGTTGCGGTTAATGTTCCTGTTGTAGTTAAATTACCAGAAGTGGTTAAACTCATCTTTGAGGCGAACGTGCTGCCATCACTAGCAGCAATAGTACCCCACTCCATGATGTTTACGTTTGCCCCAATATCTGATGGTGCATAAGACCGAAGTCCGTAACCTCCTGTGATTCCAAAACCAATTTTAGAATTAGAATTAGTTCTGAGTCGTAATACCTGTGCGTTAAGACTTGTTACGCCAAAATCTAAAACACCACTAAGTGTGCCGCCAGAGAGGGGGAGATGATCGTTTAAATGTAGTACACCATTAGCAGCGGCGTTGCCGACATAGAGCTTATTATCTGAGAGATTAACCGCTAACTCGCCAGCCGCTAATCCACTAGGTACGCCAGCGGAAGCCTTACGCTTAATCTGAATCGTGTTTGCCATCTGTTACGAATATGTTCCACAATCTATTGTTAGGTTTGCTGGTGAATTTGTCTTTGTCCAGGTGCTTCCATCAGATTCAAGAATCCCGTAAGCATTTGAGCCAGCAGTGGTTGTATGAGAGAACCCTGCTATAGTGTTTAAGTCAGCATCATACGCTTGAACATCTCCACCTATTGTTAAGCCAAGATTGGATCTAGCTCCACTAACGGATGAAGCTCCTGTGCCTCCATCTGCTACAGCAAGATCGCCTTGTGCGCCAATACCAGCATGAGTCAAGTCTACCTGAATCTCACCAGCATTAATCTCCAAACCAGCATTGGCTTTTAAATCTACACTAAGAGTATCACCAACTTTTTGGATTCCGTTGCCAGCAGTAATCTGCCCTGCTCCAGAGAACTGAGAGAATGCTAAACTTGTTGAACCTAATGTGATTGAACCCGTTGTTGAGAGAACAAACCCAGAATTTGCATGAGTGCTACCATCCTCGACAAACGTGAACATTCCAGATGTAACCTCCCCAGCAGGAGAGTTGTCAGCATCAGTGGCCCTTATAAAATCATCTGCACTACCACTTTGTTCGTATCTATAAATACCGTTTTCGCTCGCAGTGCTTTGATCCTTTACTAGAACTCTATCACCAGTGGATAAAGTCACACCATCAATTGATACAGAGCTACCAAGGTTTGGCCAGCTACCACCTAAATCTCCTGTAGTTGCAACCCTAACTGAACCTTTTACATCCAGCCCTGTTTGTACTGCGTCAACATAGCTTTTATTTACAGCATCGTTAGCGGTTGTCGGCGTGGCTAGTCCAGTAATTTTCTGGTTATTCATCGCCACAGGCCCAGTAGGAACGGAAAGTTTATTAAGTGCGCCGCCTATGATTGGTTGGTTGGCTGCTTCATTAGAACTGTTTTCATTTCCTGAGCCTATATATAAAGCGTTACTGCCTTCAGCATAAGCAAGTTCACCCCTCCGTAAACTGGATGGTGCGTTACTTCCTGAACTGCGTTTAATTTTAATTACGTTTGCCATTGTTAAAAGAATCCTCCGTTAATTTGAACCTCTCCTGCTATCTCTAAATTTTCGTCACTAATCGTTCCCACCACTTCTCCAGTTACTCCAAGGATAGTTTCAATTTCCTCCTTTGTCATGGGAGATGAAGATCCAGCCATTTTCTGTATGTTAGAACCACTACCCGTAGCCAGGGAATCTAGTTTTGCCTTATCTGAATCAGTAAAAGCATTCGTATCTAGGTTTGATTCATACAGGTTCTTTATCTGTCCTGTAGTTAATGGGGATGTAGTGGATGCTGCTGTAGCTGTAGTTGATGCAGTGGTACTTGTTTCCTCGATGTCATCTATCCTATCCCTGACACGATCAAGAACAGCTCTAGTGTCAAGCCACCACCCTTTGAGATCCTGTTCCGCCTGATCTGGCAGCTCTGGGAACTCACCTTCAACCCTTGAGACAGGGGGAGATGACTTGCGCGTGAACGCCATTAAACTTCTTCAGTGTAAGTTGCAGTAAACTTAGTAGATGTAGCTACATGGATTTTAGCCTTTGTTTGCCCTACTTCATTATCAACTATATTTGCAACAGTAAGGTTTCCAGCTAGGGTTGTAGCTCCTGCCGCTGCCCCTGATGTTAAGGTTAAAACTCCTCCGTTAGTAAAATACAGTATATCACCTGACGGGATTGCTTTCGCAAGAGCATCTACCGTTACAGAAACTCCATTTGCGACTGAGTACCCACTAGCGTTATTCACCGTAGCTTTCCTACTTGGAACCTTGATCGGCGCATTTAGGCTTATTGCTGATCCAGCACCTACTTGAGCAATTAATTCACCTGTCGCCCCGTGGTATTTAAGACTAGCCATATTGCTGCCATCGCCGTTAATTAGGTCTACGAGGTGAATTGCTTTACCAGATGCGGTTGCTTGCACCAGGGTAGCTCCTGCTCCTGTAGTGTTTGCCGAACCTGTTTTTCGAGGTAGTATTTGATTATTATCTAGTATCATATCTATTTGTTAGTGTCTTAAATTTAGGGTAACAGTCAAGGGGTGATCTTTAATTAAATGCTGTAGATGCTGACTTGTAGTTTGGTCTTGTAGGTCTATCAACAGTAGGTCTTTTCCCAAGTTTAACGGAAGTTTTATCCTTTTTACCTTCATAACTGTTTCCTCCCATTCTATTTGTGTACTTATTTATATTATCAACAGCATCCCTAACTCCCTTCCTAGCATCTGCATCTAATATAGATAGGATTCTTTCAAACTCTTTCTCTGTGGGAGGTGTCTTAAATGCCTGTTTTAATGGGTGATAAGCTTGGTATGATGCCAAAACACTTTTCTCTGGCTCGGCTTTACCTTCTTCTTTTGCTGATCTAATAGCCTCTCTTCTCGCATTATCGAACTTTATAAAGTCATCTGCAATTGCGGCTAACATCATTTGGCCTACTATTGCTTTTGTCTTCGACGGAGTTCCTCTCATTCCGGCTCGTGTTTTAACGTCAAGGTTAAGTGTTCTTCCCGCTGCTCGAATGTAATTTTGAACACCTATCCTATGGTTAACCCAGTAGTCTTCTGTATCGATAGCGGGTGGTTTCCCTAGCATTTTACCAGTTACATTATTTAATGCTTGAGCTGTTTGAAGGAACCCTGCCCCTCCAAGTGATTGTGCCATTGGCCTCCCAACCGATTGCCAAGTGTAGCCAGGGAAGATCTTCCTAACACCCTTATTTATATTTAAGTCTATGATCTTATCCATGCCAGAACTCCAATCCCTACCCTCCAAGCTTATACCACCTTGTCTGAAAAATTTCGTAGTAGTATTCAAAAGGCTCCAGAAGGTATTTAAAGCATAAACCCTAGAGTCCACACTAAAGTCCCTAGCCCCGCCACCAAACTGCCCAGCCGTAAAAGTTGCTGCTTCTCCTAGTATCCCAAATGCTCCAACTCTATCTTGTCTTTCGAGCATTATCTGAAATGCATCAGCAGGAGATTCTTCGATCTCTTTAAGACTTGGCGCACCTAAGAAGCCTTGCCCTTTCTGGACATCAGATTTTTTACCTACAACTTCCTCATCGTATTCATCTCTTAACCAAGCGTAAAACAACTGTAACGGCATAATAGCTAGGTAACTCTTCAATGCCATACGAACACCTTTCCATGAAGCTACTCCCCCTGGCTCGTTGAATTCTTTTCTAACATCGTTACCTTTAGCTAATGACCACCCAAGTAACGGCATAAATGTTTGCCCTAATTTACTAGATGTCATTGCAGTTGGTCTGGTTATAAGGTCTGTATCCATCATAACCTCTGAAATTGTTAAGTTTGCCAAAGCCCTATAAAGGTTTAGATCACCAATCGGATCAGCCTTTGGATCTTTGTTTCTTCTTTGTAGGTAGTCTTGAGTGACTGCTTCCAATGTGAATCCGTTTCTCTGAAGGCTTTCATTCATGTGCATGAAGGCGCGAGTATCATCGAACACTAGGAAACTCCTACCGTAACCAAGTTCTTTAAGAACCCCTTTTAAAGTTAGTCCATATTTTTTCAGAACCGCATCATCAAATAGTATTCCTTCGTTTTTTATTATTTCTGAATATTGAGGATTTGATTCTAATAGTTTTCCAGTTTGTAAGATTAATGCCTGATATTGAGTCCATGTAGACATTGTGTTCGCCATTGCTGACTGCTTTGCAAGCTGAGTAAACGGTGTTGCAACCCTAAGTGCTGGGAATGCTGCTTTACCTTCCTCTGCTTTCCCTGCTCCAGTGCCAAGAACAGCTCGGCCAGCACGAGAAACATACTCTAAAGTTTTAGTAAAAATATTCTCTCCTACAAATTCATCAACCAATGCTGCATCATAATTATCCTTAATCCTTGTGAAGAAGTTACCATCTTGGGTAGCCGTCATGTCATCTAGCCCAAGCTCTTTCATTAGTTGCATCTTCTCTGCATGGAAACCTATTGTCTTATTGAATATTTGAAAGAAGCTGCCTGTTCCAATTCCTAATGAATTATAAATATTTCTACCAAGTTGCTTAAACGCTTCTTTCCCAAGGCCAAGCTTACGGAAAGGTTGTTCAGCTATTGAAATGGTATCTATTAATGCAGTTCCATAAGACTGAACAGTAAAGCCAGATAATGTCCTGATGAAATCGTTAAGAGCATAATACTCCATTGGCGATGAACTTTCAGAAGCTAACCAGTTGGTAATGTTTTTCATCATGCCATCTAAAATCTGCTTTTTCTCATTAGCTTTTTTCAGGTGGCTGTAACTCATTCCTTTAGGAGCTAGTTCATTAAATGCTTTTTTATATGCGCCTCTAAAAATTCTTGGAGAAGTGTTAATCCCCTCATCTCTTAATTGGTTATCTATTTTCTTCTTTAAATTAACAGCATCATCAAGCTCCTTTTCGAGCCTGTTCATATCCTTGTAAAGCAATCCCATATCCCTACCGAAAGCAGCTTCTACTGATAAATGCTTGGCGTATTGGTGCATATTACGTTCACCGAATGTAGCGTATGACACCCACTCTGCTGGCCAGTTTGAAGTCTTTCTGGCATCCATCATTATGTGTGGAGGTAAGGCAGTATTTCTTGATGCATCAAAATCAGTCTTCCTCTCCTGGGTACTCTTAATAGTTCTGTAGATTTTTTGAAAAGCATTAACTGAATCAGAAAAGAACTCAGCTCTAGCTTCTGGAGATATGATCCCTTCAGACGCAGCCACAGATTCAAGCATAGCCATGAAATCATTTGGATTATTCTCGTATGCTTCCCTAAGTTTTGACTGAGGTATTGGCCTTTTAAAACCTTTATCAGTGTACCCTTCGAGTAACCCTTCGCCTTCTTTTCTTGCAAGAGGGCCAACGAAATCCTTCATAATCTCTTGGGAATAATGCTTTTGAATATAATCCAAGAATAATTCAGGCGATTCTAAAAAGTCTTTTTCTAATTCGGTTCTAGTTTTAAGTTCATCCTTACCCATCTCCCATCCGTTTTGTCTCATCATATTAAACAGTGATGGAACTTCTTCTGAAGGCTTACGCATTGTGGTTGTAAGGGAATCACCAATACTATCTCGGAAGAATGATACGTCTCCAAACTCATCCTTAACACTTAGACCAAGTTCTCTTCTTATATTGTTTACATGATTGGATGCTTTTCGTGTGGCAAGAATTAGTTTCTGCATCTCAGGCCATATAGCATTAGCTAAAGCATCCCCTTCTTTTTTTCTTAAATGGCTCTTATAAAGGTTAACCAACATTCTCCTTCCTTTTTCACCAGGATTTTGGTTAAGAACATCTCGGTTAGTATCGAAGAAATGGTATGCAGAGTCATGGAACCTTCTAAGAACGTCAGATTGTTCGAGTGGTAATCCATTTTTCTTTAATACCTTTTGTAGTCCACTTAAAGCAATAGCCCATTCCCTACCAATTCTCTTTGCATTTTCCCCACCATAAGAATTTAAGAATGAACTTAATTTTCTAAAAGCTGTTTGAAGTTTTCTTGATTGAGCTGATCCTATTAGATCTAGTTTAGTTGTGTAATCTCCAAGAATCCTCATTATCCAGCTTGAACTTACCTCTCTCTGGGTTTGATCTGCTGGTAACTCTATGAGCTTATCCCTCTGCCTTTTCATTGTTTTCCATATAGCACCTCTTTGCTCAAGTGGCTGATTCTCCAACCATGCAGTCATTTTTTCTATGTCACTATTTATCGATGCTATGTCTACTTTCTGAGATAGGTCTAAAGTTTTAGTGCTTTCTTCTACATTAACCAACTCTTGTGTAGGGCTTGCTGGAACCATGTACTCTGACTCGTGAGTTGGCTCCCATTGAACACCGTTAAAAGAAAGTTCTTTGTCGTATATTTTTCCTAGTACAGCCTGTTCTTCAGCAAGTGTATTCCTAATAGTTTCCCACATTGCTATATCATCCCTTGCGCTATTGATTTCAATATCTAGGTCTGAGTATTCAGCTTTATGTGACTCAATTGTTTTAAGTAGCTTGTTAACTCTTTTATTAAATCTAGCAAACTCTCCTACATTACGCTTCTCGTCATATTGTTCTGGGAATATTTCTTGATATTTCTTTAATGCTCTTTTACCCGCATTCCTATCATTCTGAAAAGCGATACTTAAAACCTTGTTGAATCTGCCTTTAAAATCTGGGTTCTCTCCTCTTAGAAAAAGCATCTCAATTGTAACTGGATTCTTTCTGGCCATAAGAATGAACTTAGACATCAGGATAGCGTCATCTGTTTTTTGAGGGGTGTACTTTGAGAACTTGCTATTCTTAATCTGCTTCATTATCTCAGCGGGAGATTGGTTAAAGTCTATACCGCCTTGAATCATTTCATTAAACAGATCCATCTGACTTTCGCTTAATGTTTTCTTAAATGCTGGAGCTAATATTTTTATATCTGAAGACTCAGGGTGAACAATAGATAGTATTTCCCTGATTTCATTCCTTGCCTTTTCATTGTTTGTTTCAAGTTTGTTTATTGTACCTTCAATACCTTCGTATAGTTTATTAGCTACGAAACTTAAATTTGAGTACTGCTTTAGCAACTCTTGTAACTTTATGTATACCTCTGTTCTTTTTCGTGTAGGAGAATTTGAGTTATCTGGATCAAGCTTATCCTGAGCTTTAGCATATCTGTCTTTTAGCCTTTCGATTATACGCTCTAGAAACTTGTCTGCATCCATAGCGGCTCTGGGTTTATCCTCCAAAGAATCCAATTCATTAAGTGTTGTTGAAGCAGCTACAGGCCCAGACTCAGATTCTATTTCTGTCAGTATTTCTTCAGGGCCACGGCGAGATAGTATCTTAGAAAGAAAACCTTCCTCATTAGTAAGCAGTTCACCCGTTGAGTTCCTGTTTGCCCCGCTAATATTAAATACAGCAAAGGCATTCTTTAAGGCTTGAAGTACAGCGTTGTTAGTAGCAGCTCCTCGTTTTGCTAAATTAACATTAACCCTATCATCTGGACTACCTCCCGAATAACGTCTAACACCAGCGTACTTCATATTAAACTTGATAGCATCTACACTGTCCGGCGTTACGGGTTCTACTTCAACGAAACCATTATTAGACATGAATACACTAGAGACATCGCTTGTGAATGCTTGTACTGCCTCAAACAAAGTAGGTTTCTGCACTAAGTAATTAAGGAAAGAAGGAACTCTGTTGCCTGTTAAGAACCCTTCAACGTGTAATCTAAAATGTTCCTTGGCTAATGCTGGGCTAAGTGCGTCCTTACCAAGTATTAATCTCTGAAACGCCATCCTTGCTGCAAATGATACATTCTTCCAAATCCTTACAATTGAACCAACTAAACCTTTTGCATCATCAGGATTAAACCCATCTTCAGCCATCTCCCTGGCAACAGATTCTACTAATCTTTCTTCCTGTGTTAATTCGTTTGGAACTTGCCCTTCAAGTGATGAATCATACATGAATGCAGAACCTTCAATGCCTAATGCTTTATCGCTGGCTTTACTTATTGCTGTACCTAAAGCCTCTATGATTGCTGGATCGAGCTGGTCAAATGCAACATGACCTATCTCATGGAGAAGATCTATAGTGTTTGAGTTGCTAGGATTATGGATGGAATTCATTGCTAAGACTGCAACTACTCTACCGTCCTCTAACGTCATGTAAGCAGCAGCCTTCTTTTCTACATCAGCCATCTCTTTTTCAAGTAGACGAACTTCCACCCCGGCTGTTCTAGCTGCGTCAACTATGCTGGCAAATGCTGTATTAACTTTTGTTTCACTTGGTCTTGGGAATCCATCCCTACGAGGAGCGAATTTTTTACCTGTTTTAGCTTTCGCTTGTGCATCACCTATAGGCTGGTCTACTCCTTCGTTAAGTTGAGCGGCATTATTAGGATCAGCATCTTCAGCAACACCTTCAGCTAATGACGATGCCCTAGAAGCTGAATCAATTAAGTCTTTAGATATTGCTGTGTCGTACTGCTCTTTACTTTCGTAGATTTGCTTAAATCCCTGAGCAGTGTTTTTAGTTTTTATAGAACCAACTACCTTGTAACCATTATCGACTAATAAACTAGATATAGGAATAGACGCTGCTTTAGTTCCTTTAATATTAGAAACCATAACATTCCCATCCTTTGTTTCATGGACACTGACTGCAACGATTTCCTTATTAGGTGATTCTAAGACTGCAATCCGTCTAGTGTTACGACCTCCTTCTGGGACAGTTCCTCCCATATTAACAAGTTGCCCAATTCGATTTGCTTGGCTCTTGGCTGCATTAGCTACTGCCTCTGACGGTGTTTTGCCTTCTCCTCTATGCTTGCCGTCTACAAAAATATTATACTTAGTTTCACCTTTAACATCCTGGGTAGTGAAAGAAACATCTCCATCAGGTGTGATTCCATTCTCTGTTAATTGCTCTACTGTAATTGCTTTTGAGTTTAAAAGAGTATTAAGGTTATCAATTTCTTTATTAGTTTGTTCGGCTTTAGCTGTGCCTGAATCTAATTCCCAATAACCTTCTGGGTCTACATCTGAACCGTTTAAATCTACATCATCCCTAATCTTATCCATCCTGTTGCTTGCTGTAGCTGGGCTACTTTCAACAGCACGTTGCGCTTCGTCTTTTAGTTTCTGGTTAGATTTTTGAAAGGCAGCTTTATTATTAGAGCCAGCTTTATCTAGATCGATAGCTTTTGTTTTCTCAGAAAGAGAAGTACCAACAGCGGTTGCGGCTGTAGGGGAAGTTGATTCTGCTAAATCTTTTATAAGTTGTTTTTTACTATACGAAAATGGAACATAATTTTGTGTGTCACGAGGGTTATCTTTTCCTGTCCTAGATTTAGGGGAAAATAAAGAAGGTGAAGTATTGTTATCTATATACTCGAACCATACGCTACCTACTGAATCATCTTGTAATGATGTTATATAACGATCCTGTCCGTTAATCACCACCTTATATACAGGAGAGTAACTTTCATCTGGATTTCCATAAGCATCTTTCGGAAACAATAGACCACGATCATTTTTTGCTAAGAGATCTCCTGTTGATACAGTTGGTGTTGTTTCAGTATCATCACGCGAAACCCTACTAGCAGCAGTAACACCAGGATTAAGAGCTTCTCTAGCAGCCTTCCAATTTTCACGAGTTTCTGGATTGTTATCATTTTCAACTGCGATTTCAGCAGCAATTTTATTTTCAAACAAATCACGGCGAACAGGGCTATTTATTTGTTCTATACGAGTCTTCTTTAATGCTCTAAGTCTTTGCTGTGCAGCGTTTCTTTCTGATAGTAGTTCAACTATTTTATCTTGCGGAAGATTATCTGCCTCTGGTGTAAGCATGAAATCATCTATTTCGTTTGCTCTCGCATCAAGGCTCTGCATTTCAGCATCTACCTGACCTTGTGTGATTATACTTTGATCGCTAACTTGATCCTCAAATATAGATTGAAACGCTGCGTCCTTCCCTGCTTTTGGAGCTTCTTTATAATTTTTTAATCTAGCATCCAGTTCTTTTATGCCGGGGATTTTTGCCTCAGCATTATCAAGGCTACCAAAAGTAATAGCAGCACGTTCAACTCTTCTAATTAACTTATCAATTACGGCCCTTTTATTAGTGGTAAGGCTGGCCTCTTTTGTAATATTAGCAATAGCATCGTTAGTTTCATCTACAAAATCATCTTCCTTTTTTTGTGCAGCTTTTTCTTTATCTATTCTTTTTTTCTCTTCCTTCTGCTGTGCAGCTTCTCTGGTTACTTTTAACTTTTGTCTATCATTAAGTAATTTCTGCCTTGCCTTTGCAATTTTACCCTCTTGTCCTGCGGCTTTATCTTCCTCCGCTATCCTAGCTGCTGCATCCCTAGCTTTTACTTTAGCCATGAATGCTTCTGCTTTTTCATCCCTGTCCAGCGCGTCTTTAGCATCTTGCTCTTTCTTTACTCTTGCTTTCATCGCTGCCCCAGGGGGAGGTATCTGCCCTGTTGACCTTGCAAAATCTAGTTGAGTTTTAATCTGCCTATCAGCTTCTTCTTCAGCCCTTCTTAATTCCTCTTCTCTTTTCGGCCCTTCTCCCATGTGGCCATTGATAGCTGCATCTCTAAGTAAATCTACTTTCTCTGCTGCTGATAAATCTCCACCTTTCTTTTCTGCTTCAGCGCGTAATACAGCCGCTTCTTCATCAGTTAGCTCACCGCCTTCTTCAACCTTTGCTATTATTTCATCTATGTTTGCTGCTGTTTCGGCTTCTTCTCTGGCTGCTCCTTCCTTAGAGGCAGTTTGAAATTTTATCTTATCATAAAGACGTTTCTCCATTGCGTCCTCTGAACCTGGTACTCCAAGTAATTTGTTATACTCTTCTTGGATTTCCCTAGTAAAACCTTCTTTCGCTTCCCTTTCTGCTAACGCAACTATCGCTGCACTCTTCGGGCCTTCGTAAGATGTTTCAGCTACAGAATCAGGATCGTAATCTGTTTTAGGTAAAATAACTACACCTCGATCATCAACTTTTAAACCTTCACTTCTTGCTAATTCTTGTTCTTCTTCAGTAAGAGGTTCATCTGCGGCAATTTTAGCAGCTAACTTCTTGGATGCTTCTTCTGACACGCCGCTCTTTGCAAGCTGCATACCTCTGACCTTTGCCCCGATTGCACTAGAGGCGATACTCATTATGAATCCTGTTACACCTCCAGCAGCAGCGTCAGTCTTCCATTCACCAAGGACTTCTCTGTCAGGGTCGTAATCAATAATCCATTTAGCAATGACATCACCAGAAGCTCCTTGAAACAATTCCTGAAGTGCTTCCTCCCCGCCTTCCCATATAGCATCTACTAACTTTCTTCTGATACCTTCACCAACACCGCCCATCCCTCCAATTCTTCCAACAAACTTTTGAAGCGGAAAAATTTCTGAAGTACCAACTCCTGCATTTAAAAGAAATGAAGTGAATGCTTGGTTAGGAGTAGCTCCGTTATTGATAGCATCCTGGTATCCTGCTGGGCCTTGAACAGCCGCACCTAACCCAGCTATTCCCCAATTAGTCTTACGCCTTAAACCAGCTTGAGCTGCTGGAGTTATAATATCCTTTACAGCTTTCTCGGTAAATTCAGATGCAAACTTTTTAGCAGCCGCCTCTGACATTCCTTTTTCAAGTGCAGCTTTGAGTGCTTTCTCTCCAGTTTCTTTAGCAAGTTTATCTGCGCCTACTCGAATACTTTTTTCTAATAAATTCTTTACGCCAAGACCACCTATAATAAATCCTAACCCTGATCCTAATCCACTTGGAACAGTCTCAGTCCAGAAGTCTCCTCTCATTTCATCCTGCTTGGCCCCCGAAACATCAGGTGTAAGCGCAGGAGTCAGATCATCTTTAATGAAATCAGCTAACTTACCACTTACAGTTTCCTTTGGATCAAAAGGTGTATCACCATAAAACCTACCTTCATCGTCATCGAAAGTTGCTCTGTTAAGCGCAGCGGTTCCAATAGCAATACTCTCTGGAATGCCAACAGCTTGCCCAGTAAAACCTTCAACGAACTTACCAAGCCCTTGTTTAGCCCTATCAAATGCAGTGACCTCTCCTGTGTACTCAGGTCGATCACCGACAGGCGAACCAAAGATACGACCTAAGTCTTCCTTGAATAAAGGGTCTAATGTGTAAAGGTCATCCAGCTCAGACGCATGATTCTCCGCAAATTGGATAGTTATTTGATCGTCTGATAATTGAGTTGCTGGGTTTGCTTTTCTGTAATTTTCAACAAATAAGTTAGGCATTATCTTGGGATGAAAAACGGATTCGTTTCTTGTCTAAACGGGTTTGTTTGCTCTCCAAAAGGATTGAAAGGCGTTGCCGGAGTTTGTGGCGTTGGAGGTCGTGTAGGTGTAATTGGAGCCACATAAGGTGGTGCTGGTGGCCGCATATAATTCCTTAGTTCTCCTGTGTTACCGCCACCTAAACTTACAACGGGGCTAAAATTACCTAACATCGGGGGTGCTTGCCCTATCTGTGATTGAACCTGTTTAACATTCTGCTCATAGCCAGGTGGGTAACTTGTTTCTGACATTGGAGGCAAAGTCATTCCTATGTTAGAAGGCCCAAGGTTAACTGGCATATCTGATTGCGAAGGAAGATTACCTGAAGGGCTTGATTGTTCTCTTAGTTGATTATCAATATTGTTTCGTTCAGATGTAAGAGAAGCTAATTTTGCCTCTAAAACAGATCTTCCTTCCTGACCACTTGGTAATGTAGCTAACACATTGTTAAGAGAATCTATTTCATTATCTATTGCCACTTGTCTATTGTATAATTCTTTAGTGGAAAACTGAGGAACAGCCGCTTGCTCTGATGTTAAAATGCTATTAGGCGTATCTCTTCTAGCGAATGAATTAATAAAATTCTGAGTAGATTGTTCTGTTGGAGGTGGATTAAAACTACTGAATTCCGCAAGTTGATCCATAGCAATATCACCAGTAGAAGCCGCTTCACCCGCAGGAGTTGTATCACCAGTAGGGGCATCAGAAGATGCAGGAGTATCTCCAGCGGTAAGGAAAGTTTGGCCAGCAATTTGATTAGCTTGTTCAGATGTAAGTGGAGGAGTAGCAGCAGTGTTACTTCCTGTATTAGCAGCCGCAGCTCTCATTCGAGCAACTATATCTGATGTTGAACTTCCACCAGTACTAGCTCCAGCACCAGTCCCTACATCAGTACTCTCGGCATCACTAGTTTCTGTACCAGTTTCACCACTTTCAATTATGGCGGATTTACCTACGCTAGAACCTTTAAAGTTATAAGTTCCTTTTGATGCGTTAAAATAATGCAACTCAGGATAATCATCTTGAAGTTTTCTTTGGTCAGTTAAAAGGTCAGACAATTCACGTTGAATACCAGGCATCTGCAACGCTTGTTCTTTAATTGCTAATTCTCTTCTTAGGTACTTAGAATTAAAATCATTAGACTTTCTATCAGCTATCTTTTTCTGAGCCTCGTCGTAAGCGTTTTTAAGAATGGTTTTTGAATCGGAACTCATATCAGAGAAACGCTCCCCACCAGATCCAATATCTATCTGATCCAGCATTACCAATGTAGGTGACTGAGCGAAAGCTGATTTTAATTCAGGGTAATCCTCAAAAACTTCTTCTAACTCTTCATTAGGTATTTGAGTTGTTAGTAACCCTGCTTCAGCAAGAGCAGCCGCAATGTTAGGGTTATCTAAACTATCCCGTGCTTGATCCCTATAGTAACCAGATTGAATGTCAGTAATTCTTTTAGCATTGTTAGTATATCTTATTGCCGCTCCATCTCTTTTACGAATGTACTCTGGAGTTGTTCTATTAAAAGCCGCTGCATCAGAACCCCTCTGGGCTTTAACTGATCCTTCCACTCTAGCTCTTATGGCTTTTAGTTCTCCTTTACTTAATGCTCCAGCCTCTATTGCTGAAATCATTTCTGGATCTTTTAGAATACTAGGTAACACATCCATGTTAGAGCTGAACCATTCTTGATCTGGCAGTTTGGCCATGTGCATTGAAACTCTGGCATCTATTTCATACCTAGTCCCAGTTGTAGGTACGCCTAAAGAACGAGCAATGGCTTTTGATTTGTCCATAGCTTTTTTCTCTAGCCTTCTCTCAACCCTGTCTTCCTTTCTTATAGCTCCAGCCTCAGCTCTTGCTTCAGACTTTATTTGCCTTTGTTCAGCGCGTTCTTCTGCTTCAATTTTTTGTCTCTCAGCATTTCTTTCAGTCCTTCTTTTTTCTTGTTGTGCAAAGATACCTTGAACAGCATCTCGAACTGGACGCATTGTTGATTCGTAAACTTCTAATCCTGTTGCCATTATTTATTTCCCTTCAATATCTCCAAGTGCCTGTTCTGCTACTGTGTTAACTATACTTAAATTATATGATTGAATATCGTCTGCTGACATTACAAATCTCTTTAACTGCTCCATCTCAGCAACTTTAACTTCAGTGTCACCAACATAAGCGACAGGAGGTAAAGGCCACCCTTGTTTCAATGAGTCATTAAACTGGGCATTCATCTCATCAAACGAATTATATCTTGGAGCAACTAATAGTTTATCGTTTGGAACATCAGCACCTATGTTTAGTATTTCTTCTGTAGATAATTCGTAGCTATAGTTTGTAACCGCTTCTTCAACTGGTGCTACTTGTTCAACTGGTGCTGCTTGCTCAACTGGTTTTGGTTTCTCAACAGGTTGTGGTGGCGGTGGTGGTGGAGCTTGTATTGTTCCATAATTCTCAGGGTAACTTTGCGATGCCCCAGTATTAGGGTTATAGCCAACATCGATTGGCCCTCTTTTCTCAAGCTCTTGTTGTCTTGCTATATCATCAACCTCTTGTCTTGCTTTTTGTTCTTCAAGTGTCTGCCTAAATGTATCCATTAAAACATCAACCTTTTCGTTAATTGAATTAAGTTTTTCCTCCCTGGGGTCAACAGGTGGCGGTGCAATAGTGCTTATATTGTTAGCAAATTGTTTAAAATCAAAAGGAACATATTGTTCTTCAGGCAATGGGGGTGGCGCGTTAACTACAGGTGGCGCAAAATTATCTATCTCCATATCAGCAGGGCCACTCATCTGATCTAACCTTAATGGAGTATCATTTCGGAATCGCTGAGTCGGTACAGTTGGTTCTTCTACTGGCTCAGGTTTTTTAGATGCCTTCTTTCTTTTGGACATCTCCATTAATTTTTGACCCCCTTTCATTACTTACTTCTTTTTCTTTTTAGGAAATCCAGCCTTCATATTATCGTAAGACTTTTTGCTAATCGTAGACTTTGACTTAGATCTACTAGTACCAGCTTTCTTCCTCTTGTTTATATTATCGTATAAGCTCATTAATATTTTCCTTTCCTAGATTTAGGGCTGGCAGTTTTTCTTCCACCTGATTTCCAAAGTTCAGTACAAGCTAAATGCTTTGCAGTTCCCGGTTTGGCGGTTGAACATTTATGCCTAGCCTTAAAAGATTTTCTCGCTTTATCAGAATAATTATTCCCGTACCCCTTAGCTCCTGCATGAACGAGTTTTTCTTTCCCGCCTATGCAATACTTCTTCATTATTTTTTTGCCAGCACGAGTACTCCTTCTTACTTCACCACAATTCATTGAGGCTTTAGTGGAAGTTTTCTTATAATCTTTTTTAGCCATGTTAAATACTTCCAAAATCAAACCCCGGCCCAACTTCTGCTTGGTCTGGAGTTATTTTTGAACCGTCTATTGGATTTATACCGTAATCAACACCACCAGAATTGTTTCCTAATGCACCAGAGGCGTAAGCAGTTCCTAATGTTCCGGCAATATCAGCAATCCCTTTACCAACTATCGCACCTGTAGGGGTTGTAGCAGTTGATTCAAAAGGTTTCTTAGTTGGTGCTGGCCCACTAGAAATCTTAAATGGATCTGTAATAGAAAGCTTATCTTTAAAGGCATCAGTTAAACCACGTTGGTCAGCCGTTTCAAAACCCATAGATCTTGCAGCTTGATTTCCTACTTGGCCTACGTTTTGTAATCTTAGATCTCTTTCTTGATCTTGAATCTGGAATTTTTCCTGAGCATTTTTGAGATTAGCAAGAGCGGTAGCCGTAGCATCTTTACTAGCAATTGTTTGTCCTAGTTGTAGGTTTGCTAAATTACTACCAAAGCCTGAGCCTACATAACCTTTACGCTGGTTCTGTGCGGCGAGCTGATTAAGCCCTTGGGCCTTTTCAAGTTTTAATCTATCAGACTGTAGTTTAGCAGCATTTAGTCTTTCATTAGCTAATACATTAAAATCACCTAAACGCTCATCCTCCCTGGCTCCTGAGAATATACCTAGTATCTGGTCATCTGCTGATGCTTGTGCTGGCCTGAATCGATCTTGTATTCCACCAAACGTGCCAGCTAATTCTTCAGGAGTCTTACCCATGTTGTAAATGTTCATGGCCTCCTTAGCTGCTTTAACTTCAAAAGGTCTAGCTACTTTATCTGTAAGCTCACGAACAATGTTACCTCTGTTAATCTCTGCATCTGGGCCTTCAAAAAATAACTCACCACCCCTTTCAGTAACACCGCTACCTACTGGGTCTGTTAGAAGTCCGTTTTCTCTTGCAACACGAATCAACTCCCTATCACTCATATTGTTAATATCATCTACTGAGTATTCCCCTTCCCTGAAATACAACGGAAGAATTGCACTACCAGTGGAGCCGCGAGACTCAAGCCATCGTTGATAGTTAAGAGCATCAGCCGCATCAGCACGGGCTAAGTTGTTTTTCATGTTTTTACGGTTAGCCTTAGCTTGCTGTGAACCAGCATACATAGAAGCTCCTGCCCCTATAACCGTACTTCCTACTATTGCTCCTGCAACGCCACTCATAATTCTTTTAGGTAAACTTTCTCTTTAAGCACATATCCCGATTTGGTGTAGTATCGCTCCATTTTCTCTGAATTCAAGGAGAGCAGGTGCATCATCCAAATTCTTTTTGCACCCCTAAACTTAGCTTCCTCTTCAAACCTCTTGAAAAGTTTAAGTCCACCAACCCCTCTGTTGTCAGGATCAACGTACCAAAACGCCTCCATACAACTAACATCTCCTGTAATAAAGTCATCATACACTGCTCCACCCATCACTCCTTTAACCTTTCCACCAACAACTAATGAAAGGACAATGCCAGTATCTATTAGCTTCTTAACACCCTCTTTAAACGTGAGAGGATTAGGCTTTCCAGATAGATCCCCTTCCTTAAAGAACTTGTAGTACAAAGGAATTATCTCAGGTAAATCTTTAGTTGTTGTTAATCTTACCATTGAAAAAACATACCCAAACCAATCTGCCATTGTCTGCGTTGTCGCCGAAACCTTCGTGTGGATACCGACTATGGAACATCTTGGTTGGGTAAATTAAAAATCTGTTAAACTTCATGCCCATGAACCCTGACATTTCCCACATATCTTTATTACGCCAATCCTCACTGAGCTGAGTTCCGAATTCTTCTTGGGATAAACCTAGATCCATAACCTCATCATCTGAAGGTAGTTTATCCCATCTCATGTACTTATGTTTCCAGAAGGCTGTTCCCCCTTTAACTTGTTCTTCTGGGTTTAGGTATAGTAACCCTGCCCAATCAGCGCATATCTCATCACTGTGAACAAATGAATGAGGCATCTCACCTTTAAGATTGAGGCGAAAGAAAGACATCTTCATCTCGAAGTCATCCACCATATCCCCAACCTTATTAACTAGATTAGGAACCTCGATCTTACTGATGCCAGTGTAGGTAAATCCGTCTGGGCCTACCTCTTCCTTGAAGCCATCCTTAATTACACTGTCACGAATATCTTTGGCCTCTTCAGTAAAGTCATCTTTTACTAGAAGCGTCATAAACTAACTTGAAGAACGACCTTAAAATCTTGGTCAACGTGTTCGTAATTATGCATTCCTTCCCCGTCATCGTCACCAGCAGTTATAGATCCGCTAAGTGTACTTGCGTCAGGAGCAGAAGCACTCAAAGTCCCATCCGTGTTGTGTAATAATCCCCATTTGTTTGGGAACTCAAAATGACCACTATTTCTAATACCACAACCAGCATAAACCGCATCAGCAAATAGAAAAGGGCCAGCAGTTTTGTCACTCCCTCCTTGATCCATTGATGAATAGTAAATCCTATCACCTACGCTATATCCGTGATTCCAAGCCATTCCAGATCTATGCCCATTTATACATTCAAAATACATATTCAATATTTTAGGAGCTGTGTTGACTCCGTTAACCTTTAATCCGTGAGTCGCTCTTTTCCAATTATCCCCAAGTATTGTGCCTAGATCTACTTCAACAAACCCAGTGCTAGGAGTGACAAATGCAGGAGGCGAAGTGGTTGTTGCTGTTAAGACCTGACCTGTTGTACCAGGTGCAACTACTACAGCCTTACCTGTTGAGTCGAATGTGATTAAGCTACCAACAGTTTGATTATCCAGAATCTCTTCACCTTCATTAAGTACTTGGAATTGTGTGCCGTCAAACACGAGGTTAACGATCTCATCAGCCTTTAATTCACCAGCTACTAGGCCAACATCCTTGCTCTTAAATATACCTTTAGCACCACCGCCTAATACGGTTGGTGGAGATGTGGCAGAGTTACTTACAGTGATAGTACTTGATCCTGTATTCAGTGTCTTAACCTTAACCAATAACTGCAAGCCAGCGGTAAGACTTGTTAACCCTCCAATGGCGACCGCTAATTGGTTTGCAGTAGTAGATGTGTCCTCAACGTAATGAGTTGTTCCTTCTATATAAGCTGGCTTGATTGTGCCATCCTCATTGTGAGCGATATAATACTGAGCAGATAAGGTATCAATGGACTTCTTCGTGTTAAGAAAATTCATGTCCATTTCAGAGTTAGTTAAAGCAGCACCTTTGTTAGAGCTGGTTGCTGTTTTATTGGTAGTTGCTGTATTAACAGCCGTCTGCCTTGTTACTATATGTACTGGTGTTTCGTTAGCCATGTTATGTTATTGCTGGGGTTCTAATTTCACTGGAACTATTTACCTTGCCGATGTCGAATATCCTTCCAGCAAGTTTGACGTTGGTTGTTCCTGTAGCCATTATCTCGTCTTGAAATAGGTGTTGCCTAAAATAAACAGGCACTAAGTTCTGCCCTTTTGGATTTGTTATTTGGTACGCAGAGCTTCCTGTTAAAACATTAGGATCAGAGTATGGGTTTTCATAACCGTACAATTTAATATTAAGTGCTGCATTATTATCTTGCTGGCTTGCTAACTGAACTACATATCCCCTTATATCTTTTTCATTATAAGCGTCACCAAAATTTCCTAATCCGCTTTTAAGTTTACTTTGGTATAGATTCTGAGTTGCTGAGTATGGGTTTGCTTCCATCCTATAGTAGATAGCTTTCTTACCGCTCCATGTACTTTGAGTTTCATTTGTTAGTCCATATCTAAGTACCACCCCATTAGTAGTACCCATCAAAAACCAATTCTGTTTATCAGATGGCGGCTTCTTAACTGTCGCGGCAGCAGTAAAACCACCTGTTGTTGATACTGTATTCTTAATGTAGTCTAAGCAGATTGTTTTATTAGGCATGATAAACCACACCTCGTTTGTTAAAACATTATCAGCAGTGAACACATCGTCTGTGTTTGTGATGTCAACTGCTCCGTAGAATAAATCTTTCACACCCTGCCCAGGTATTAATTCTTTAGGGCCGCGAGTTGATAGATCAAATGCATAGAAGTTATCCCTGCCAGCATAGATGTGAACTGATTCCTTAACTGCGATTAGAGTGTTCTTATAGTAGAGAGTTTTAGAATCTGGAACCTTAATTAATCTGAACTTAAATGGAGCAGTTACTACGCCTGTGTATTCAGCTATAAATATTGAGGTGTCCTTGTATATAGCCAGCGTGTTCTGCAATGGAGCCATGTTGATTATACCTGACCCATCATCCTCTATATCCTCGAATCCTATGATGCTATTGGTTTCATCTGTTTGAGAAATTAAAGCACTTGTAACTGTGACTGAAGCCTCATCCTCGATGTATATCAAGTTACCATGAACAAGAGTTATTCTAGATGTTAAATTGCCACCTTCTATTCCTGCACCGATTATAGTTATCTGATCCCCTTGCTCGTAAGACTTTGCTTCAGTGTCTAAAGTTATAACCCTGCTACTCCATTCGATTGAACCTTTATTTGAAGCTGAGAACCTTCTTGGATCATTGATTTGACTCCATATTAATCTAGCATGATTTCTTGAGGCTGGCTCTGTAACTGTTCCGTAAGGGGTTGATGATGATTTCCATTTATCTAATGCATCAATTTCGGTTACATCTCCAAGCATTAAGATCCCGTTGTAACTAGCAATACATCCAACCGTAGAGATTCCAGCTTCCCTTAATTCATATATAGGCTGTGTTATTTGATCTTCTAACCTATAAGAAACAGGAAGGTCATATCCATTATTTAATACGGTATACCCATTTAAGTTAACTGCTTGCCACCGTTTAGCTCCATTAGCTTTAGTAGTAAAACCTGAGCCTATTGTTATCCAGTTTGGTTGAGATGTTGAAAAGTAATTATTAGATGTATAAGAGGAATGAACATAAGTAATATCATCAAGTTTCTTGTAGCGATAAAGAGTTGTTTCAGTTCCAACAATGATAGCCACTTGGCCATTAGGCCGACGAGCCATGTGAATCAAAGTAATATCATCAGTGTTGCCGGGGAATGCCTCACCAGCGTTACTTGTTCCACCGGGATTAAAGTATTCATGCCCTTCTCTCCTAACTTCAACATCAAGCTCCCGTCTCCAATCTTCTTTCTCTACATAGTTAGCAATGCCAGCCGACTCAGCAGACAAAGCCGTGAAGAGATTAGCCCCGTCCTTGGGCTTGAGCAGTAAACTTTGGAACCGTGCTTTTTTCTTAGCCATTAACAAGAACTGGTTAAGCCTGTAGTATCAAGACAAGTGGAAGCTATAGGCCCACCTGGTACGTTATCTTTAAGGCGTTGTCTACCGAAGCTATTAACGTAAAGTTCTTGTCTCTTTTTACGGAACGTACCGTAGTAGGATTCGGACAGCTTCAAGTCCTTGTCTACTTCACGGGTAATCTTTGACTTACAATAATCTGCTACAGCCTCAACCATAGGTAGATCATAAGGAACCACATCGTTATCTGAGTGTGTCGCATCTGATATGGTGTAAGTAATTTCAAATACTTCCTTATCATCTAGCTTAGGATAAATATAAAAGTCAGCTCCTCGTCCTGTCCCTCCGCTTAATCCCGGCCCTATTGCTATCAGTGTGGCTCCGACATGGATCAATGGATTAGCACAGATCATATCGTTTCTATTTGCCCAAGGATAATTTTCTACAGGTGTACGGTTACAATGAGTTGCCGCGCCAGTAGCAGGGGTAGCTGTGACTGCTGATGTTGTGGCATAGTTTAAACGGTAAGCTTCTTCGATTCTCTCATCTATAAGATTGCTTGCACCACCTGGCAGGAAACCAGTGCTGGCATTGCCGTCTGTTCCAAGTAAAAGAAACCCTGATGGTGGGCCTGATTGAGTAGTGTACTTGGCTGTCTGTCGTTTGACATAGTAATCCACATGGGAAAGTACTTCAGCAGTACCAAGCTGGATCATTCTGTCTAGATAAGGAGTTCCTGATCCTGTGGGTGAAGTGGCTATGCCTACCCTAACACCGTCTACTGTTAATAGTTCCTTTACCGCCGTCTTAAATTGAGTCCAAGTCATATCTTAGGTTTCTTCCACTTCCTTGCCTTAACCATTAAGTCCTCTGCTAATTCAGGACATCCTATTCTGTTACCAATAGCGGCAGCTTTGCATTCACTATAGGTAGGGTTCTTCTCTTTAAGAAGTTCCAGCCCGTAATCTTTCCAGTACTTCCTGATTGCCTCAGTCTCCCTTAGACTTTGAGGGGGCTTTTGATTTACGTTTAGGTTTCGCAACTTGTTTTACTTCTAATACGTCATCTTCAACCTCAACTGGTGACGCTTTGGGAGCCTCCTCCGCACGAGCTGCACCCTGAGCTTCTGACCCTCCGCTCATATTTGGAGATAAATTCATCCGATCCGCTTTTTTTTTGATGAGATCGTTATAATTTTCTTCCGAAGTTTCCTTGGCTTTTCCTGCTGATACTAACTTATCTAATGCAGCTATCTCATCAGCTTTGTCTGCCTTGTATGCACCTATCCAAGTGCCGCTTACCGGGGCTATAGCTTCAAAGGCAAATGATAAGCCGTCCATTTCCTTCACTCCGTTTGGAGAACCAGTATAATATTTCACAGCCATAGTTAGTAACCTAGTTTTAGGGTAACACAAAGTCAAAGAAAAAGGGGCCAGGGCTTTGACACCCCGACCCCAGTAGCAGAGACAGAACAGGTATGGAGCAAAATTAACTCGGTGTTGTCGCTACTCTTGATGCCAACCCAACCCACTTGGAACCTGTCCACATAAGGGTAATGGTATCGGTATCGTCAGCCAAACTTGTGTCGGCTCCCACTGCTAATGATGCACTATTCTTAACAACAACAGTATCACCATCATCAGAAGCCATAAGAACAACAACCTGACCAGCGGTATGCCCACCGTTTATAGTGGTGAGATCGTCGGTGCTGGCTGCTCCCTCTGTAGCAACTAAATGTAATGAGTCTGTTACTGTAATAGCTCCAGATGCAATGGTTAAAGTCGATCCTTTTGATAGAAGCGACCCCTCTTTGACTTGTTGTAATGTACTATGTCTAGCCATGATGTTTTATAAAAAAAGGCAGGGGCCATTAAGACCCCCACCCAAGTGTTAACAATTACGATACAGTCACATCAGCTCCAGAAACGGTCACACTAGGTGATGCATCGCTGAAGTTTTCGACCAATGCGTGGCGGTTGGTATTACCTACACGAACCTCGAATGTCTTACTATTCAACTGATAGTGGGAGACATTTGGCTGGATGACACAGTTATATAGATCATCAGCAGTGTTAGTCTGACGTTTAACAGATGCAGTCTTGATGACGTTAATCTGAATGTCTGACCAATCAATCAACCAGAGTTGGCGACCTAGATTCTTGGTGGTGTTTGTACCATCAGTAATGCTTAGGTGCGCTCCAAGTTTGTCATCAAAGAATGTGTCCGTGAACACAGCCAAGCTGACACCTTGATCTGGTAAGTCGTACACGTTGTACTCAAATACCACCTGATCGTTGAATGTAATCTGCTGCTTCGGCTGCATGAACAGCGTTAAGTCAGAAGAGTACTTAGCCTTGTAGTACTTGGTCATCAAGTCGCGAATCTTGGCAGCGGTGAAGCGGTCAGTCATTGCGTCGATTGTGTCTACTGTACCACCTGAGTTTTCACGCTCACGTTTAAGCATATAGACAGTCTCGAATAAGACATCCAAGTTCAATGCAGCACCTTGGTTATCCCAAGTACGAGAACAATCGTTCAACTGAGTGCGAATACCAAGTGTATTAGATTTATACTCAATCGTTGGTGCAGAACTACACCCATCCCAAGGATGGCCCCCGGCTGGGTTTTGCCCTTGACCAGTGTTAGGATCAACAACGGTTGGTAGACTTGTGTAGGTTTCTACAGTCTGGTTGTCGTTAATCTTTTGCCCGTAGAACACTGAGTTCATAAAGGCATTCTGGTGATACTGCTCTTGTTGCTTGCGCTGTTGAGCAAGTGGTAGTTGACGGAACTTCTTGAAGTACTCAGATGTAAGCGGTGCTTGCAGAGCCTTTAAGTATTCGTCGTTGTACTGATGAGTCCAGCGTTGGGTTTGCTGCCAGTATTCGATCAAGGTTAGATCGTTGACGGCTGGCCCTTGTTCACACCATTTCTCGTAATCAGAAACAGAGTTACCCATTATCATGCCAGTACCTTTACTCATTGTGTAACCAGCATTAGCTTTCTCAGCAGCAGTAGCTTCAGTTACTCCAGAACCAATCCACTTTTTATCAAGTCCATCAGTAGCGGAAGTAGAGGCATAAGAGCTTGGGGCAACAACTAGACGAGCTTTTGGTTGATTAGCGTCATAATCACCAGCACCAGAGGCTACAGCTTCAGCATAGTAAACCTTGTACTGAAGATAAACAGCATCAGCAACACCGAGAGAAGAAGCATTAGCAGCAACGTGGGCATTAGCACCAGTAGCCGCACCGTCGAGATTCTTACCATTGGTCAATACGTTAATGAATGAACCGGGATGGAAATATGTCTCAAGGTTTTGAACTTGGCTCTTGTTGAAGTTCGTCTTCTCAAGGTTGTTTGACCCACCACCTGGGGCGGAATCAGTTCCAGCATTTACCGTAATAACAAATGCCGAAGATGGAATCCATCCGTACCCAGTAACAGTTCGACCGGGGCCAAATGTTTTTGTAAGTGCGGTAAAGTTTCCTGTTGGAACAGCACTATTGTTGTCTGTGATCCCAGCGTAAGAACTAGATTCAACTTGGAAGTAGTTAAAGTTCAGCGTGTTTCTGCGAGGAACCAAAGTGAAAGGTGCAATCACAGACTGCGATCCTCCACCAGATTTTTCTCCTAATGAAACGTGGCGTGAAAGTAATAAGTCATACAGTGATTTCTCGTGCATACCAGCAAGGCGAGCCTCGGCAGTCTGAGCGATAATCCTGTCCATCCCGACTTCCTTAGCTGCTTGAGCCTCGAAGTCGCTGCGTTTGAAGGCCGTAATGTTGGCCCTTGTCAGCGAGCAACCTTTACTATCATCGACATGAATGTGCCGAGGAGTACAGTTACCTACTGCTGACGCTAGTGTTGAATTAGCCATGATATTATATCCTCTTCCCTATTAAGGGTTTGAAAGATAATACACTGGCTTCCTTAACTAGCCTTACATTTCAAGGAAAATGGTGAATTTTTTTTAATTTTGCAGGGGTTATTTTTAATTCCCTTAGTTCGTGGAAGTTGGGGTGAAGTCCATGCCTAGTGTTTTAACTAAGTCCTCCCCGAATGAAACTTCTTCAGCATCACCAGATTCAGCGGCCCCTGGCGACTTAGCTGTCTTAGCTTTAGGGGTAGTAATAGGAGTAACTTCCTCTTTTACTTTCCCTTTCTTTGCGGAATTCTTAGCCTTACCCTTAGTAAAGCCCATCTTTTCCAAACGTGCATACTCAGTCTCTACTTGTTTTTTTGCAGTTGTAGTGAAGAAGTTATTAAACATTTGCAGCACATCATCAGGGCCGAACGTCCAGTTAGTAGTAGGATTACCTCTTGCACCGTAGTCAGCAGGAGTCATAAATGTTTTACCATCTCTTGATAAATACTTACCCCCTTTTTTCTGGAACACATTTGATTGGTGAGTAACAAAATCCACTATCCATTTCTGTGTAGGATCATTACCGTCCCAAGTCTTCATCCCATAATACAGATCCAGATATTCCTTACCCATGTTCTCGGCTTGGCTTAACTGTTGACTGTATATGTTCTTTGAAAACTCGTCTTCTACTTCACCAGATTTCTGTAGGTCTTGAGTATATTTACTAAACTTCTTTTCAATGGTGGGCTTTGTTTCAAGCACCCTCATCTTTTCTTTAAGATCTCTTATCTCTGATTCCTTCTCAGTGGATACTTGTTGTGCAGCTAAGTCTGCTATCATCTCTCGCTCAAGGCGTTTCTGATTTGTAAACTTAGGCTTATTCTTATTTATAAATTCAACAAACTCCCTATCATCTTCATCAAAGGTTCTGTCTTCGTCACTGTTCTCAGCGTAGTCATCTAACTTCTTGTAGAAATCTAACAGCTTTTTTGATTGGTTCTTATACTTGTCTGGATATTTTCTCTCAGCAAATCTAGCCAACTCCAATTCTTCGAGCTGTTCAGGCACCAGGTCATCCGTATTCTCCTCTGGTTCCGTACTTGGCTGAGGTGTTGTTTGTGATTCCTCTTGTTGTGGTTGACTTCGTGATACTTCCTCTCGAACGGTTCGACGTATCTCTTCATAGTCAACCTTTGGTGCTTTGTAGCTTACCTTTTTCTTTGGTTTTTCTTTTGGCTCTGCTTCTGGCTCTGGCTCGTTGGCTTCGGTTTCTGATATGACTTCTGTTGTGTCGATTTCTTGTGGTACTTCATCTTGATCTGGTTCTTTAGGTTCAGGTTCTTCTTCAGTTTTTTCTACAGTATCTTGAGCTAGTCCAAGGTCTTGGAACAGGGAATCCATAAAAGACTCTGGTTCCTCTACTGTTTCCTGTGTTTCTTCGACTACCTCTTCTTGATTCTGTTCCTCTACTTGTTCTGCTACTGCGTCTTCGCTCATATATTTTGTTGTTCTGCTGCTATTTCTGCCTCTGCCGCTTGCGCCACATCAGCTTCAGGAGTTCCTTGATTCAAGTTACCTCCTAATAAATCTTTCATCTTGTTAATTTGATCTGCGTTAGTTTGAACCGCGCCGATAACTTGCTGCATTACCCCATCCATTTCCTGATTAGGGCCACCTAAACTATTATCATCGCCAGGTGCTACTTCTAACTTGATGTCTGTGGCTCCTGACTTCCGAGCAATCTCGTTAAGTAATTCGTAGTATTTATCTTTACCGAGTGCTTCAAGTATAACTGGAGTTTGACTGATGATTTGGAATAACTGAATCAAAGCCTGTGCTTCCTGAACATTAGAACTTCTTTCAGATCCGTCACGGCTAGTGAATATGTAGTCATGTATAAGGTTCTTCTTACTACCTATTACAGTATGCCTTTTCTCAACATCAGGTGACATGAACTCTAGATCTTCTGGATCAATTTCAAATCCTGCTTGTTCTATTATGGCAGCGTTATATCTATTCTTAACAGGCAGATGTATAGTATTACTTCCGCAAGTCATTAATGACTCATAGATGATACGCTTCATAGCAGCTCGACCTTCATCAATTGCTTCAGAGATAAATGTATATACAGATTCAGTTGTATTATTAATCGTCATTATCTCAGTGGCAGATGTTTCCCTGGGTGCTGGCTGGCCCTGCTCTTGAGGGCTTAATGCCATTAACCTTTCAGCCATCATCAACAACTGATTAATAGATTGAAATATGGTATTAATACTACCGTTAGAACTGCTTCTTATAATCTTAAATACGTTATCTGGATTGGTATCTATCCCAAGGTTAGCCATCTTAGAGAATGATGTTTCCAATACATGAGTTGATGCATAGAAATTCTCACCTTGCATAGTGTCCCTAAAGTCATCCCTAACTTTCATCCCTTCTTCTGTGTCAGGGAATATGTCTGTATTAAGAACTCCCACTGAGAAAAGGTCTGCCTTTGCAGTCTCAAGCAACTGGCTAAACAAGTTAGTCAACTGGTCTTGGAATGGCATCAGCTCGTGGGCAACTGAAATATTCCTTAAACGGTTATCGTTCTCGTTGAATGCAAAGACAGCGGCGGGTGATGACGGAAGGAACTCGGCAAAGATAACCGTCGAATCACCAGCTATTCGGAGATGTACCCATACAGGATAAGGATAATCACCTACACCCCATTGATTAGGAACCATCTTCCAAAAGTAATCTGTAATAAATACTGAAGTATCAGACATCTCACCTGAGTAAATGCCTACTGTATTCTTTCTATCGTTCCAGCTTGTTAAATCGTCCTCTGTATTTGGAGGGACAATCTGTGTGTAGTATGTGTTAAAATAAGTACTGTATTGCGTAAACAAGCCAGCGGTTGCAGATGTGTATCCAATTGAATCTCGGTTAAAATACTCAGGGTTTTGCATGACATCACCGTATCTAGCAATATCCCAGAACCCTATGTATTCCGCGCCTGTATCAGAATTAACAGAGGTTAAAGGTGAATCGTTATCCCAGAACACACGACTCGGATGCGGGTTAATCCAACAAACACCTTCTTTAGATATGGTAGTTTTAATCCTTTGATTACCCTCCATCTTATACTCTTCATCAGTAACATCTTTTTCCCATTGAACTTCTCTTTCCCATGCTGCTCTAGGAAATGCAATTGAATGCCCATAAAGAAACATATCTCTCATTACCTGAGTCTGGAAGTGACGGTAATCATATTGATCCGCCATGATGTCTACCCGTTGAGAAAGTACATCAGCCCTTAACTTACCAGCAGCACTGGTTCCTCTGGGTTGGTACTTAAAAAAAGGGTAAAGGTTATTGTACTTATTAACCTGGGCAGCAAGTCTCCGGGTAACAAAGCTACGGACTAGGTTGATGTTTACCTCTAGGAATTTTGGCAGATCTATCTCAGTAGGTTTCCCGGCTGCATCTCTTTTAACATACTTATCTGTAACCTTTAGCTTATCTAATTCTTTTACACATGAATCTACATTGATCCTTTTCTGTGCATACATGATAAGCGGAATGTTCCTACTATTGATAGGAGAACTATCCCATGCTAGATCGACAGAACTATATAGGTGATGGTTCCGTAAACTGAAAGTAATATGCTCTGTGATCCTTGACGCTATTAAATTTTCTGCCTTCTCTCTCTGCTCGATGTCCTTCTCTAATGCCTTTACCTCTTCCTTTGGCATCTTATCCAAGGCTTCCTTGCTTGGTAGCTTGGCAGTAAACAACTCCCGAAGTCTTTCGTTGGTTGTCCCGTGAGTTTTTAGTACGTCAAAATCAATCATATCTAGCTTCTACTTCGGATCGTTCCTGTAAATAAAACAAAAGGGCTATGTATGGAGGAACCTTTCCTGATCTCATCCATCTCACAAGTAGATGTTTTGGTATGCAGCTTCGTGCCGCAAGCTCGTCCACTGTCACATTTAGAAATGAACAACATCTTTTAACCCTGTCTCTATCCCAACCTGACATGACTCCAGCTTTATCGTGGAGCCTTTGCAGTAGGAATACTGATGGACTTTCCTTAATATTATTCCGCTTCCCCCATCATCACCGCCATGACAGGAGAATCATCATCACCTTCATCCATGTCTTCTTCTGAGTAACTGTCCTGCTCAACTGTAACATCTCTAATAGAGAACACAGCTTGTTCGTCTGTTGACTCGTCAAGGGTGGCTACAATCTCCATGACGCATTCATCGCCTGGGGCTTTGTTTGTGATGTATTCAGCTAACTCACTGTCATCAGCAAGATCTAATACAACTTTATCTGTCATGTTGACCATCTCTGTTATCTACTCATATTTAGGGTAACATTCAAGGTATTCCGCAATGTATTAAATTAGGTCGAACATCTGATGCTTTAGGCAACCGGGTATTATTATTTAAATCCAGCTTGAACATGGGGTATGTGATTGAATCAAACTTGTGGATGTATTTACTCCGCTTAGGTTTAGTTGGATCTTTCTTATCAGACTCCAGATTCATTAACATTTCCACAGTGTTTATGCATAAAGCAGATGTATAGAACTCATCTTGAAACAACTTGCCAGACAGCAATCTAACCCTGGCTTCAACACTTCCCTGGCCTTTCGGACATCCGACCATCTTAATCCTACCATCACTGTATCGCTCAAAGTCCCAGCTATCATAGCTGCCTTCACCACCCGGATGCCATTGGTTTATAGCACTGGAGTCAGTGATGTGTTCATAATAAAATTCAGTATCCATCTTCTCATTCCAGTAGTCCATCCGAGCCATAATCTGTTGGCACAACCTCTTGTATAGGTGTCGCTCTCCAAGGTAATCCACCTCATCAAACGCAATCCAAAGGTTTCCCCTCTCTGTAGGTATCATCTGAAGGAAGGTGACAGCAGAGTACACTTGCCCTAAGTCATAGCCTACAATGATAGGATGCCCCGGTTTAGGCATCAGTCCTTTGCCTGTAATCTCGTTGCCTTTGATGTGCATTTGAGGTGAGAAGTATTCCTTAAACAAGGCTTCACCTGATGGACGATCAACCCATTCACCTTCAATCAATCTCCTCCACTCAACAGGATCAGACTTTAAAATAGATTCTAAGCTCTCCACATACCCAGGTGGTAATCTCTTAGTATTCTCACGCATTGGAACGTGATAGACTGAGAAGGCTTTGTTTCTCTTACCGTTGTCCTCAATGCAATCCTCAAAGAACTGCTTGTATACCCAATGACTCGGCCCTTCCGGGTTGCAACTTGCACAGTATTGTTGTGGGCCTTCTATCCCTCTGCGCCTACCCAACTGCGCCGCCGGGTAACGGAAGTATTCAACTCCATCACACTGGGTAAGCTCATCAACGTAGCAATGGCTGGGGGCTGGGCCTTTGATCCTAGTCTCAACTGCCCCTGCGTAGGGTATTGAAACCAGAAGCAACTTGCTCCAACCCCCGAACCGATTGCGTATCCACCTGTGTCTGTCCTTGGTATTGGGGTCGAGTTTAGAAGAGGTATATTCTAGTCCTATTCCTTCCTCCCATTGAGGCAGAACTAAGGTATCCAGATCATGCCAGATACCCTCAGATCCAGTACGAATGGAAGGGGCTAGGATTAAGACCAGCGCATTGTTCTCTTCATAGGCGTGTCGGGTTAGCTTGTGTGCAAAACCAATAGTCTTGCCACTACCTTTCTCTCCGTATCCCAACACATACTTTGACGGGTCATTAAAAATTTTCTTCTGAGTAGCGTTGAGATCAGGATACCAATCAGTTGACGGCTCAGGTTTTGAATCCATCACTGACGAAGCTATTGCCTCTATCTCTTCTTCAGATAGGTTAGTTTTCTTTGGCATCCTTTTGACTGACTTCTACCTTACCATCAGTCTTTATCATAATGTTATTCATTGGTGCAAACCCCGGTTTACCCGTTGACTTCTTACCATTTTCCTCAGTCTTTTGTTTGATCTGAGCATCGATAAGCGCACCTTTGATAACTTCTCTGTTGATCTCGTTCCGAAATTTTACTGCACTAAACAGTGCTTCATACAAAACATTCTCCCTTTCAGGTTCTTGCCCTTGGGATAGTTCATCTCTGATTTCCTTGAACACTACACCTAACTCCATGAAGTCTTTGAGTAATCCACCTGTAGTCATCTGCCTCATTTGTGACAGGTGTTGAGAGGCAAAGGCTGATGTGGCTATGGCTTCCTCCTTACACTTACCTTTGATACCTACCGCTTCTAATCCCTGAGACAATGCTGCCTCTTCTTGCTTGAGCTTAGTAACAAAAGCATCTGCTGGATCTGGCCTGTGAATTACATCTGTCTCAGTAGGAACTTTAACTTCACCAGTACCCCACCTGGTATTGAACTCGTGATCCGTGTCGATCAGTTTCTTGAGCTTGTATCCTGTCATGCCCACCAGCTTGGATGCAGTATCCACAACACCATTGGTTTCCTCTAGTGCCAAGTGAATTGCTTTACGTTCTCCAGCCGTTAGCTTCATGCGTCTATGTAATGATCTTGAGTAGTGCGAACTGAACTGTGTCCTAAATCCATAGCTATCTGAGCTAGTTTACCACCTGATTTTTTAGCTTTAGTTGCAAATGTAACCCTAGTTGAATGGAATGTTTTATCATCTATACCCATCCGTTTTAGAATCCTCTTGTATTGCATTGGGTATTTCTCCCTCTTACCACCTAAGAATTCTCTTCTTTGCTCAGGGAATAAATACTTTTTACTCTTCTGTTTGATAGACATTATGGCACTCTTCAGTACATGGCTCATCTTCATTGATACCCTCTTGTCTCGCTTGTCAGTCCATACTGTGATGGTGGTAGATGTAAGACAGTCCCATTCAAGCTGAACTATATCCCCAAACCTAAGCCCTGTCTCAACGCCTATCACTGTAGCTATCCTCCAGAATTCACCAGCTTCCTCACTAAGATCCCCAATGAAATCATTGATGTTCGTCCTGATATATTTGTATTCAGCCTCATCGAATGCCTTCTTCTTTTGTGCCTCACGCTTGGCGTGTTTAACTTTCCTTATGTCTACTTTAACCAGTAACGCTGGGTTGTTGTTAATCCACCCTTTGGCAACACAGTAGTTCAAGAATGATTTCAAACAGGACAACTTAAATTTCCTAGTACCTACACTGTTTCCTGAACTATCGTTGATCCAATCATGTATGACATACTCATCAATCTGACTTAGCTTTCTTTTACCTGTGTCCTCAACGAACCGACCCACTTCATACATCCTATTCTCTATGGTTCTAGGTGATCTTCCGATAACCTCATCCCATTCCATGTATTTCTCTAATGCTTTCTTTATTGATTCCATAATTCACTTACCTTGTCTTTTAATACTTTCCTTCTGAACTCTGTCCTTCTCCTTTTGAGAGCAGCTTCTTCCTGCTTAATAATTATCTTATCCCTGATGTTAGCTATTTTAAATTTAGTTTCAGTTATCCTTTTCTGACAAGCAACGACAGCCCTGTCTTGAGCATTAATCATCACCTGTTTGTGACGGATCTCACCATTTAAAACCCTTATCTTACTGTGAAGATCTCTTATTTCATCATGGAAGTTGACCTTATTAGCTTCTCTTTCCTTTATCTTTTGCGCTTCCTTCTCCAGCTTTAACTCGTAGTTCTTTATGTTCTTGTTGCTGGCTACCTTCTCTTGAATCTTTACCCAATCCTGTTCTTCTAGCATAGGAGTCTCTCCAAATTTTTATTAAGGGGCTGTAGTATACATCCCATAGAGGGTCACGCTTTAGGTATGCAAATCGTCCACGCTTTCTTACATAATCTCTCACCCTAATCATGTGCTTGGAGTTTAGAAAATCTATACCACAAGCCTGTGTAAACTGCCGAAACCTACCCAAGTCAACACCGTCCCAGCTTGTTCGCTTAGACAATGCCATCACTTCAAGTACATCTAGCCCACTTCGATCAGCAATTTCCTCATGCGTTAAGGCTTGCCAAGTCTTTGGTGGAGCATCGTGTTTAGCCAGGAGACGGCATAACACAGGAGGAAAATCCTGCACTCTCTCCCAGAACAAGCGTGTTGCTCGCATGAATTTAGGGTAACAGGTATATTCCATCGGTCAAAGGAATTTGCAATACACTTGCATCCTTCTAATTAAATGGAATCATAATCACATGACAAACAAAGAACAGAGTGCGGCTTTCATAAAGATGCTGACCAATTCTACTGACTATGCTGTTAAGGAATTCGACTTAACTAATGCTCAGATCGTTGGATCATTGGAGATTGCCAAGCAACTGTTTCTTAATCAATTACTATGGGGAGCTGCAACAGTTGATGACTTACCAGAGGATCAAGTTGAATACGAAGACGAAGAAGAGTACGAGGAAGAAGAGTACGAGGAAGAAGAGGAAGACGGCGACGAATGGAAACACCTCGGTTAACTATGACATCATACCAGATGGATACTTTGATGATGAATACATAGTGTGGGTGTGGTAGTTATTTTAATTTTTCGTAATCCTTTGGTGGTGATAGGTATGCAAAAACATCTGGGTCTAGCACGGGTATCTCAAACCCTGTGTTCTGGAAGTTATCACTAGCATACTCCTCTGCTTGCTCTGAGTTTTCAAATGGGCCAAAGGTATCTGCGTTGTCAGACAAAGCATCCGTCTTCTTCTCAACATCCCATTGCACAATCTCTAGCCACCATTTCTCTTTGATAGCATCCCGATATATTATTGCGTGTCTTGGTTCACTCATGCTTCTTCTTTCTCTTTCATTTGTTCTTCGATCTTACCTATCAATGTTTCTGCGTACCACTTGGCCATTGATTCACCCGATTCCTCAACCTCAACACTAGCACTTACTGTGTCACCTGTTATACGCAACTCGCCTTGGATACTTGGATAGTAATTATTTTTCTCACAAGAAACCATGTAACCATAATCAGATAGCTCACTGGGAGGGTCTGGGATAACATCATCTTCCGTTGTATCTTCGTTGTAATGCAGAGTAACCGTCTTGCCTGACCCGATCTCATAGATTGATCTGCCGATATTTATTTTCTCTTCCCAAAGGTTCATACTTGTTCCTCGTTATTCGTGCCACCTAACGTGCCGTTCCGCTTCAGCTTTAGCTCTCTCAACTTCTTCTTTAGTTAGCTTTGCACTTATAGATTCTGCCATCTTAACACATTCTTTAGACTTCTCTTCTGTCGGAGCAGTAATACTTAGCCATAAACCAAATACCAATGCTTCGTAATCATCTTTAATAGTCTCCAATATTTTTTCTTTTCTTGGTGTCATACTTGTTCCTCTTTGTACTTAATCCCAGTTGTAAATAGTTCTAAATTAAAACCTGTTCCCGGTATCCAAGGTGCATACCTTTTTAATATCCTAGATTGTGCTGCAAACACCATGTCTTGAAACGGACAACCTAAGTTCATTGTGTCGAACCAATCATTATTAGCCACCACGCCCATACTAGCATTGTAATGTTGTGAGTAAAATATTCCTAATTGATTCTTAAAGGTTAGCCCTTCAAACCATTCACTTAATTTCTCCACACATTTTTCTCTATCATCATCTCCACTAGACCAATCTGCATCATCAATCTCGTATGTTATTTGTAAAACCTTACGCTTTCCTGATGCTCCTTTACGGTAACTACATAAAGTTGACTGCTCATCTAAGTTAATATCTATTGTTTGTATACTCATGCTGTTTCCTTCTCTTGAATTGTCACTAGCCCTCCATTTCTAGGAGCCGCATCACAATACCTTTTATCCTCCCATCGCCCATCACCAACAACTTCGCCAAGGTAGCGGAATCTTCCTACTCTTTTCATTAATGCATCTTGAGCTTGCTCTCTTGTTGAATAATATCTTGTTTGGTAATTATGGTTACTGCTTCCGTACTCTGCTTTGTACTTAATCATGCTTGCTCCTTTCTATGTAAGATTTTTACTTTACCTTGATCATCACCATCGTCATCCCACATATCCACGATCATCTCGTCTGTTCCGTTGTCAATGTATATGACCTTACCTCCAACGTGAACGTATAAAGATTCATCATCGTTAAGGTGTACTTGATTTTTATTTGTTATTTTCATTTTGCTTTTATTTTTTTGGGGTTCATAAATTATTGTTGCATAAAATTAGTTAACTCTCTGTACCAATCACCTGTTTCCCTCATCAACCTGGCTACATCTATTGCATCAAGTTCAGGATCGTCGATGAAGTTAGGCTCAATACCTATACTCCCATCTTCTGCATGGTGTACCTTGCCAGCAAACCTTGGCCTGTGTAGGTGGACAACGATTGGTCGAGGGCTTTGAGTTGCTAGTATAAACTTAGGCCACTCATCTTCATTCCATTCTTTATTCTGCTTTGGTATCTTCATTAATAATTCGTGCTGCTTCTTCTGCTGTCATCCGTGAGGAGGGAGTGCTAACGGTTAAGTGTATCTCACCATCAGGGCCATCAGGTAAAAGGGTTAATTCTTTTTCATTGAATCCTACTATCATATTCTTAGTGCATTCATTTATTACACCTTGAATTGCAGCTAGATTAAAGACCTCAACCCCGTCATCACCACCCCATGTTGATCCTTTCTTAGCCCACCAATCATCGAACTCATCCTTATCAGGATCACAACCATTGGCGTATGCTATCGGGTGGTCATCTGTGACTGCACCTCCTGTCATAAAGTAGACACCTTGATCGCCTACTATCAGGACTGTTGGAGATTTCTTTGGTGGTTCATCATAGCCACCGTACCAATCACCTGTTTCTTTAGGGTTCTTTACCGCCCAATCTATTACCTCTTGAATCTTTTCTTTATTAAAAAGGAGGAATGATTTTAGTTTTATTTCTTTCATGTTCTTTCATAAGACGAGAGGGAGTGAACATAGAAGCGGAGGTGGAAGCTCGCAACAAAATCCTGCGCTTTGTTCTAAGGGATTTCCAAGTGTTCAGTGCAATACAACAATGGCGATACCACTGCACCACGATCCTTACTCCCTCTCTAAAATTGTTATTGCCGTACACTATTGGTAGTTAGTGCAGGGTATGTCTGGGTTTCTGTTCTTATCATATACTTCTAATACATATCTAAGTCTTGAGTTAAACCTAGTAGCATAAAGCATTTCTAATTTATCCAACTGCTGACTTGTAATCACCACACCTGTAGGCCAGTCACCTCTGCAAGTATATAACTTTCCTAAAGGATTAGTCACATGACACCAAGGAGTTAGCTTAGGTGCGCCAATCCAATTGACACCGTTGACTGCGTAACTATCTGGGAAGTCATTGAAGACTTGCTTCAGTATAACTTTAATCTCACCCCTATACCATTTCATTTAATGTCCATTTCTTTTACTTTCATTTACGTTTAACCTTTCTCTTTACTTTCTTTTTCTTTCTATGTTTCTGCTCTGCCTTAGCAAGACATCGATTCATATAGAAGTCCTCGAACGTCATGCTCATCTCAGATTCTTTACGGCAACCCAGTACCCTTATGGATATTGTGTCGGTTGCCTCCAAGCTGACCACAACCTTGCGCCCCCTGGCATAGAACACTGGCAGTCTGCTTCTCCTTCTTACTGTTTTACTTAGCTCAATCATTAAACTTAAACGGCCTTACTATTTCTTTAATATTAAACTTGCTATGATTTGTAATAACTTCCATCACTCTTTTGCCAAACTCTTCGGTTGACTCTCCTTCTAATGGACTACTTGGTAATCTTCCATGCCTTGCATCTTCATCCAAACCTCTCTGATATATGGATAAGCTTGATAAGCACTCTGGTTTTCCGTCTGTATTCCACCCTAACCAGAGCGAATACTTAACGTACCCATCCTTGTTTACTTGGACAGCCAAAGACTTGCGATCCTGTAAAGACTGATGCGTACCTGTGCTTTCTATTTTTAGTTCTAATATTGTTTTCATTGTTGTTATTTATTTGCGTTGTGAAATGCAGTAGCAAAACCTAATGGAGTCATGCTTCTCATCTCTTTAGTTCTCTCACTTTTTCCACCGTACTTATTGTGCATCTTTGAACCTTGCACTGACGGTAAAGCTTTCTTTTCAGGTACGGTAAACCTACCCCATAAACCAGTACGCTTGGTGTATTGCTCATCGTACTGCTGATCCTTTGGCAACCAGCCAGCATACTCACATGGATCAAACCAATACTGAGCCGCGCCGATATAGTTCTTCAGTCTGCCAATGGGATTCTCAAGTACCCACCAATCAGGTTCATAAATAAGTGCAGCTCGAAGACAGGCATCAACCAATGCCAGGTTGTTAGTCAGTTTCTCTGGTGTCTTCTCAGCCTTAGACTTCCAATGCCTAGCACCAGACCCAGCAAACTCAGTACATGGTGGGGCCATAAGTATTCCATGTATGGTACGGTTCATCTTCTCAAGTAAACGCACATCATCTCCGTGCTTGATGTCCACTTGGATCACATTGTAACCAGCATCCTTGTATGGCTTTGACCATCTACCTGAGTAGTCGCACAAGGAGAGGACAGTCCTACTCATTTGCACCTCCTACTTTAATGACACCCTGTTCGTAATCTAATGTGTAGTGGGTGTATCCTTCAAAGATGTCTCGCACCCAGTGACCAGAAATATCAATGACTGATACACCTTGCTTCTCCTTGTAACATACTGTGTGAGGCTCACCCCATACAATGTCATCGTCTTCCAAGACAACCAGCCGTAACAGGAAGTCTTCGCCATCTTGTTCGCAAACAAAAACGGAGCCTGGTTTAAATCCAAACTCCGCTAACGTCTTGTTTTGTATATATATACGAGAGCATTCAAGCCCGTTGTGATTTCCCAACTTGTATTTCTTTTTCATACTCATTCATTTCTTCACAATTTTTACAGTCCATATCCTTTTCATTCCATTCACCACACTCTTCACACTCCTCCTCTTCTGGTTGCTCCTCACCTGAACCATTACAATCAGGGCAGCAGTAAGACAGGGATGATCCTCTCTCTACATTTATGTACCCTCTACCGCTGCACCATTTACATCTCATCATCGGAGCCTTTGAGGAATTCTTTGTGTCCGTTAGCCCTTAATTCTCTTGGGCCTTTGTAGTATTCTATCTCATAATCATCGAAGTGCTGTGATAAAGCTGCCTCTGTTTGTACCCAGTATTTATCACCACTAAATGATTTGTCTTCCTGTTCGTATAAAACATCATCTTTAAGCACCACCTTTCGATAAAGTCTCAAGCTCTCTTTCCATTGCTTGTGTTTCTCTAGTTGCTCTGATGTCATGTCGGATTCAAACAGCTTTGGTAAGTCCATCTTCTCATAATGGCCCATGTTCTGCGCTTGTTCAAAGCCATCATCTAAAGCAGAGACACTCCACAAGCCACGGCATTTACCTTTCTTGTCTCTGATAACGCACGACCCTTCCGCATGGTTCATTCGTTCTAATTGGTCAGCCGTATCTCTCAACACCTTTGCAAAGTCATCCGGCGTGTTGGGTTCATGTATATTGTTGAACACCACAACGCAGTTAAACTTCGGTCGGTATTTACCCATGTCGTATATCTCATAGAGATTGGTTCGTTTTTTACTCATGTGTTGGTTACTTATTTTTAGGGTAACGGTAAGACAAATACCGTCCTACCTTTTTGTATTGCACGTTCGCTATACCAATATCGTTGTCACCAACCAGGGTTTTGAATAAGGATTTACTCAGGTCTAGCTTGCGCCCCTTGTGGTATAGCTTTCTTGCTGGGCCTCGATCCCACACTACACCGTACACTTTCTTACCATTGTATGTAAGCTCTAGTACCGTGCCGAATGGGTAGTCCCATGATGCAATGACAGGTAGGTCAGGGTTGAATGCCTCACCATTTGCCATAGGTTTACCCCTGTATTTCTCTCCGTACCAAGAGGCTTCAGTAGATGCGCTCTTACAGGATACGGTTAAACACAGGGCCAGTGTTAGTAGTATTATTTTCTTCATCATTCTCGTTCACCATCTTTACTAAAGTAACCTTTACCTATTTCATATTTACTCACCCTTACACCCCATTCTTCTTCTAATTCTTTGAGGGTTTTATGGTGATGAGTTTTCATATTGTTCCAGCCAGGTGATCTAGTTTTATAGATTTCCCAAAGAGCATCTTCCGCTTCCTTCTTTGTCCTGCCTGTTGCTATGATGCCATACCCGTTAAAGATTTCTTCTATCTCAGCAACCCAAATGTATTTTAGTTTACTCATCTTATTTGTTTTCCCTTTCGTAATTATTTTGCAGTTCTTCTACTCTATCTTTTATTAACTGTTCGTATTTACTCATCATGTTTTTATATTCTTCTCCAATAATACCAACCTCTTCTAATTGCTTACCAAAGTGAATGAAGAACGAACCTTTCACCATGTACTCATCCTGATTTATCTCATGTGATAACTTTCCCAGCTTGTAAACGTCATCCCTTACTTGCTCCCATACCTTATCGGCTGCAATATCAATCTCGAAACCCATGTAATATTCAGGAACATCACTTGGAACTTTCTCACCTGATCTATATTCGTATCTGTATCTCTTCAGCTCATTAGGTTTATCCTTTTTTCTGAGTGCATTGTTCACTATTAGATGTGCTTCCTTTACGAACTTCTTACACAACGAATAGTAAGCTTCATCATCTCTCGATCCGTATATCATTGGGTATTGCTTCGGATCATTCAGCATATCCAAGTCAACCTTCATTGAAACGAGAGCTGCCTCCATGTAGTATTCTTTGTCCTTCATCTGCTTGTTACTTTCTCTTGTTGTTTGTCTATGTCTTCTGCTTTCGCAGTCTTTAAGAAGTAAGGGTTATCTTTGCCATTGGTCTTAACAATTTCCATGTATGACCTATCACCTTCAGCCTCTACCTCCACAATCTTTATACCCATCCGATGAAACCTACCTAGTATTTTTTGGGATGGTTCTGATAACGCCTTACCTATTGAGACGCACCCTGGTATATTAATTATCTTCACTGTATAAGATTCCTTTCACTGTATCGATTAAGTATTCTGAGAACATCTGCAATCTCTCCTGCTTTGTGCTTGGCCCTGCTGTTTTGTGCCACTTGTTAGCTTCCTCATTAGTGGGTCGCTCCTTACCTTCATCAATGCCATACATCTTCATCCATGTTCCATACAAGAACACATCACATGGTATCTCTGACACAGTTGAAACTGCTGCTTGAGTTCTACCTATCTCAGTGTTAACTGCATGGCTGAACACTGCATCTTTAAAGCGGTGGCCTGTCCAGAATGCTAACTGCGTAGGATCTATACCGCCGTCTGCATCTAGCTTGAAGAGAGTTACTCCTGATTGTATGTGATTAACATCACCTTTAGGATGAAGCCAACCTTGTTGAATCCATATCTCCACTGGGCCGAAGTTCTGCAAGATTGTAACCAACGCAGTTATGTATGCCGAGTTATCATTAACCTGACCCCAGTATGGTTTATCCGTACAGATAACAACCCTGTATGCGCCATCACCCGCACCATCCTTAGCCTCCTCACCATCATGCCGTCTCTTGAAGCATGGGTTAGGAACACCACTTGCAACCAGGCTACTGTCTGCTATAGGGCCGTTCTCTGCTGTCTGCCATCCACCTTCCGTGTTGGATAAGGATGGGTCGATCATTAATGTATAGTCAACAATCTGGTCAGCAAGTTTCTTTATGTAGTTCTTGTCTGCTTCAACACCCTTCTTCAAGTCATCAACACATCCATCGTATAACTTGAGTTGTTCTTTCCACTTCTTTATTAGCGTAGAGATCTTCATCTCCTTACTCTTAGAACCACCACCCCTTGCACTGGATGTAGTAACATTTACCTTACTGTCAGGATCAGCTTCCTTTAGGTTATTGATCTCTCTTGAGTAATGAATTCGCCCTAGTTCACAAGCAGCCTGTGTATTAGGCAGGATGACCGTGACTCCGCTGTTTATTTTACTGTCGTATTCTATTGTGTCGTTCATGTTATGAATGTGTGTATCCGTCTTTCTCTATTAGTAAATGGATTGCTTTAAGACTGTTGAAACTGAAGCACTGCACAACCACTGCACCTTCACCACGAATAACAAACTCAGGCTGTGTGGTTCGGCTCCATGTTTTCTTTAAGTGTTCAATTGAATCCTTCTGTTCTTTCGTTAGGTTTTCTTCTAGGTATTTATTCATTTCTTATACTTACTTGTTTTAATATTTTGTTTGATTGTTTCTACTAACTCACTTGATAAAGGACTGAATAAGGTAGAGTCTGCTACCCAATCCCATTCCAATCCATTGCGAAGCATAGCTGCACCGTTGATACTAACTCGCGGTGTAATATATACATTAGCAGGAGAGTTCTTCTTAACATAAGCCCTAACTGCTTGGACGTATGTCACCCAGTTGTCTATCACCTTAGCCTTACTACCTTGAGGGTTGGCTATGCTGCGTTCGAGCTTCTCATCATACTGAACCTCCCGCTGGGCGAACCTGTTAACGAATGCCACATCCATCTTCTGTCTACGGAAACCACCCGTTGCACCTGTTCCTTTTGTGTTGTCAGCAACCATGACTCGGAAGTCCTTGTGCTTTTGTATTGTCTCACCATTAGGAAACGTAGCTCGTGACCCAGAGATTAGTCCGTTCATGGAGATAGGTAGTGATGGATCAGAGTTACATACCTCATCTATCCACAACACACCCCCCTCCTTGTACGGTTTGTATGCCAAGCCCTCGACGTAATCACCGTTCACTAGGTTCTTGTAACCCATGATGGTTGCCGCTGTGTCGGTAGGTGATACACTCTTTTCGTATACCTCCTGACCTAGTGCTGAACCTAACTGCCAAGCAAGGTAAGATTTACCAGAGCCAGGATCACCCCACAACCAGAGTGGTATGTAAGATCCTTTCTCGTCACGGGATGTGATAACTCTAAGGAATGACTCGAACTCCATGTGCTTGTGACCTGTTACTGTATTGATCTCACCGTTGAACTTGATGTCTAGCTTATCGTTCGGACGATTCTTTAACGCTTTGACTTCGGATTGTAAGTCTTGCAAGTGTGGTAACACATACTGCATAACCGTATCCTCAGTCACTTCACCGCCGCCGCCTAGTAAACTACGCACAGCATCCAACGTCTCTGAGTCTTTACGATGACCCACTACACCCTTATCTTTCTTAGGTTTAGGCTTGGACTTAGGCTTCTCTGTTAACTCACCATCCTTGATGTCATCGTCTGTAACATCGTCAGGTATAGGTAACTGTAAGACTTTATTATTTTCGCAAGCCTCTTTAATTACCTTATACTTCCTGATGTAGTTGTCAGGTTCCTTCTCTTCAAGATCCAAGAACAATTGATTAATGTCCTCACTCTTGCTGCCACACAATGCTCGCACATGATCTTTGATATGCTGCTGTGCAAGATTGTTACAACTCTCCTCTATTAATTGCTGTAATAGATCGCCGTGTTTACTTAGTCCCATGATAATGCTGCCATCCTTTCTTTTATATTTGATTTCTCTTCGTTGTCTTCTTCCTTCTTCTTATTCTTAGTCCGTCTGAAACGTGTAGGTTTCTCGCAACTATGCGACCACCTAGAACCACGACCATTCCAATCCTTAAAGTACTGATCTTCTGGGTCATCATTCACATGGTCTTCCCTATGCTTGTACTTGAATCCAAGCTCCTTAACTGCATTGCGTAGTCGGCTTGCCTCTTGGCATTCTTCGCACTTGCATTTCTTGTGAGGGTTTGGGCCGATACCAAACAGCCATATCCAATCTCCGTGATAAGCATAATCGATCCCAAGTTCTTCCACCTGGGCAGCAATCTCTTCACGGTTCCGTGTTTGTTGTTTCATTTCCTTTTCATTCTGTTCGCCACATCAAGGGCCGTGACCGCCCACAAAAAAACCGCCAGCGTTATGCCAGCGGCTTTCAAAATTATATGTCCTTGTTATTAACTAGCCTGATCCCATCCACACTTACTGCATTCAATGTAATGTGAACGAACCAGCTCACCATCATCCTTTATAAGTCCTTCACCTATTGCTTTCCCATCACATTGAGGGCAATCAATCTCGAACTTACCTAAAGGGGGTTCCTTACTAATTATCTTTGGGTACTTTGGTAGTATATGTATCTTCATAAATTATCCATCCATTGCTTGTTAGCTTCATCGAATTCCTTAGCATTCCTGTAGCCTATAACCTCACCAAACACAGGATGTATGAAGAAGTTAGGCTTGGCCCCATTAGCCTCCGCTTGATCCTCGTAGTAACCCAAGTCAGGGTGTAACTCTTGACACTTCGCACACAACCTAAGCTTGAGCCGTGGTGTCCATTCCACTTCCTCATCCTTTACCGTTTGGCAACAATCATAACACTTCATAATTCAGATTCCTCTCCATGATCTAGAAAAGTATCACCATGATTCCAGTAATTATATTTCAACAACTCAGCAACAGTCCTGTATGCAGGGTAACAGAATGAAGCGTCCTTGTATTCACTATCTAGTGCAACCCATCCACCCCAAGGAACAGCGAAGTAATCTGCCTCATCATACAAAGGCATCTTGAGTACAAATTGAGGGCCACTATTACCTCTTTCTATGTTCACCATTTTCACATCGTTAAGTATGAATGCTTCAATGTCTTTGCGTTGCATCTCTTGTCGAGTCTCATCAGTTCCGATAGGTGCATCAGCAAACTCACTGCCGCAATCAAACATAATCAACTCATGCTTTAATAACTTATCCTTTAGGATTTTTTCATTCATAATATATAACTCCTCTCTTGTTCTCACTTCTTAACACAACAATATCAACACCCAAAGGCAGACAGTTACCCGTAGATACATCAGTGAAAAATACGTCACGCTTAGGATTGTAAGTCGCTACACTTAATCCATCTGTTGACACAGGATCACTGACGTAACCCTTGATCCAAGCGTGAACACTCTTCTTACCACCGTATGCTATTTTTAGTCTAGCATTAGTGTTCACATGGAGTGTGCAATTCTTGAGCGTGATTTCACCTGAGTAGTGATCTACCTTACCGTCAGCCGTGTTCACAACAGAGAATACATAGTTCCCCTGCTTGGCTTGGTTAAGATTCCAATAACATTTTGCTTTCATTTTACTAAGAAATAAATTGCCGCTCTGTATAGCCTTGCATAATAAGCTGCTATCTCTTGCCTCTCTGAGTACGCATCATCAGCCCCGCATGGTAGGTCAGGTATAGGTGAAGATGCCCACGCTTCCAATGACTTAGCCTTAGCAAGAAATGATTCAGCCGTGCAACGCTTTGGCCAGATGTGATCCCAAATGTAATGACCTATCTTTTCATTTCCATCTTCATCCTTCTCAGGAATCCAGTTACCACTATGAGTACAACGCTCTGAATGTAGTACATCTATTGCTGTCTTCTTACACCATCCACGCATCCATTTGAGATACTTAGCCTTACGCTTGCGGTTAAGTCTGTATCTGTCTAGCCAGGTTGCCGCTGCACATAGCTCAGTCAGTACACCTTGCTCGCAGTAACTTGAATGATCGAAGATTGCACCCTTAATTTCATCCATGCCCACATGAAATATCTTATCCAATGGATCACGGGTATCGTAGTAGGTAATCCCGGTATCAGATTCATCATCATCATATTTGGATTCATCAAGCTTACGCCTAACGTATTCTTTTGCCCCACCTAGTATGTGTCTAACTTCTGTCTTCATGTTTCTATTGTTTGCATTATTCTTTATATTTCATTATGTCATACTGTATAATAGTGGTAACTCTCACACTTAGGACAAAGTAATTGTTGTGATTCCTCGCCATCAGCGTTAATTTCCACCTTATCATCTACTTCTCCCCACTCATTTGATTTGTGACCGCAATCTAAGCATTCATAAATGTGATGCGGATCTTTAAAGAATTCCATTTTTATCCTTTCTCGCATTCATTACAGTAATCTTCCGAGTGGTTGTCGTGCCAGATACCACACACATAACACTTAGGCTTGTGCTTTGCCGCTTTCAGTGTCTCGGCGTGTTCTTCAGCATAAGTTTTTGCTTGTGGTGTAGTCCAACCACCCTCTTCCAAGTAATTAACTAAGCATTCAACGTAGTTCTCATCCATGATTATCCTTTCTCTTTCGATCTTCGATTATAATAGTTCTCCTTCTCCACCAGCGTCTTACCGTCCAATCATGTGTAGCATATACAGTTATTGCATACATTAATCGGATTACATAAGCCACACCAATAACAATGAAGTATCCTTGTATCCATGTAAGTATCAGGCTCATTTTATCCTTACCTTTACATTGCTAGGGATTACACATTGTGACTTCATTCTATCCATCAACCTGGCGTTAGGCTTAACCCGGAGATAACGTGTGTTACCTGAGACGGGAATCGGCCCTTCCACCGCAGCACAGGATCGATAGATAGTATCCATCAGCATCTCAGTCGCTTGGTCTAGGCTTTTATATTCGCTAGACGTTAGGAAGATAGTCATCATAGGAAATACCTCCCGATAACTATTGCCGCTACTGCTACACCCATACCTAATCCACTTGCAAACGCCAGCCATGTTACTGTTCTGGCAGCATACAATAGACCTTCATAGGTTTCCTTCTTTACATAAGTATTATCGAACTCTTTTTGTGTCATGCTACTTTTCCTTTCGTTTCTCTTTTGATCTTGTCCAGCCAATACATCCCGAATGATAACGGGGCTTTGACCTTAGTCTTACTTCCCTTCTTCTTTGTATCCATGCCCTTGAGACACAGCTCTTGTTGCTTAGTCATTGTTATTCCTTTCTTATGTGACACTTCCCGGCCACTGGGTTGAGGACAATCCTCAAGTGGCAGCATACAGGTGTTACCCTATATGCCACCCGTTTGAAGACTGGCCCCCGGACTCCTGTCACGAGCCAGGGGATTGCGTACTTTGTACCTGTTCTTCCAGGCACACCACACATCGGCCCAATGCATACAGTTCTTGCGTAA